GGAGTTCAGACTTGTGCTCTTCCGATCTAATATATTCTATATCATAGATTTCAAACAAATTTTCTTTTTCCAAACTTTTAATATTCTCTTTAATTGTTGATGCGAGTTTGACTGTAACCCCTTTCGCAGAAATTTGTGTTACAGTTAATGAATCTGCAAATTTTAAAAACAATATACGTAATTCGTCATCTTCCCCTTTATAATAATTTGTTTTAAAATTATAATCTGTATCAAATACAACTAACTCCTCATTTTTTGGCATTAAACTTAAATAATTATATAATTGCATATGTATATTCCTCCTTTTTATTAATTATAAACATATGTTCTATTTTTTGTCAATGACATGCTATTCCAATGAATCTATTATTTACTTAGAATATGTATTCTATATTATACAAATCAATCATCGTGCGTTTTTCAGTTGTACCTCTAAAGAAATTAAACCATTCAGAACTCATTAATGGTGCTGTTTTTGCAAACTGTTCCAAAATTTTATTGCTACATTCTTCTAATCCATTATTGCCATAACACTCTGCCTTCAATTCACACCATGTAATTCCAACATTTTGAGGAACTGAAATGTAATCTTTAAAAATTTTAGGAATAATAACTCTTTTTATTTCTGATGGTTCAACTCTTTTTGTAATATATTCTATATAATCATCTACATGCGTATCTGTTTTACCAATTTTATTTTCCTTTGCTTCACATTGAATCTCTAACAATGCTGCACCATAATTAGGGAATGAGTTCTGTTTACCAATCGGGTTAAATAAATACACTACCGATGTGTCATTTTCTGCTCGTTTTCCTTCGTCCCAATTATTGTTTCCACACTCATCTATACTTAAAATTCCATTTTTAGCAATTGGCTCTAAATCACAAATATCTACATTTTTGTACAATATCATTTTATCAACTCCGCTTTCTATTCTACACAATATCATTCAACAACTCAATCACTTCGTCAAGCTTCTCACTCGCTTCTTCCATAGAGTCAATAGCATCTTCGGAACACATTCCTCTGTAACTGCTCTGTAATCCTTCTGGCATGTTTTCAAATACATTCTGTTCTTCGTTTAATATAGAAGATAACTCACTTGAAACTTTCTTCAAATCGGTTTGAATCAAATCAATTTGAGTTTTGAGTTGCCTTATCTTTTCTCTTCTCTGTTTATTCATTACTTATCACCCCATAATGCATGGACTACATCATAATCACTTGGCATACATGTACATGTCAAAGCTCCAAAATTCAACTTATTAAATTCTTCTTTTGTAATTTCAATTCCCATATCGCCATCAACAGTAGTATTGTAATCAAGCTTTCCTTGACATTCTGGACGGAAATACCATACTCTATAGAACTCTTTACCAGTCTTACTATTTTTACCGTTAAACAAACAAGTAATTGTTCTGCCTGAACTAATTTCAGTTGTAACAGTTTTTTCGAAGTATGGATTGTATTGACTATATACATTTTTTCCGTATTTCAAATTTTCCTGTTTATCATGTTCACTCATTTCGAATAACTGCTGCGTACCTCTTCCATAAGAAGTGTCATACACCTTACTACTGTTTACACCAACAGTTGAATACAACTTAACTCCATTTCTATCAGTTGTTTCAACTCTCTTCACTCGTTCACCATTGATATAATCATTACACAATCTATCCATATAATGAACATTTCCATCTTTATCAACTGTGCGAGTAGTTTTTTTCATATCATAATTATCATAAGCTGCCTTTGCAGCACTTCCTGCATAAATTCCTAAGAATGCTAATAGTCCTCCGAACATAATCATCAACCACCTTTCTTATTTTATATTACTATTTTCTCCACTTTTCCATTTCGTCAACCGACTTCTTATTTAAGTTATTATACATATCTTGTCTCTTACGAGATTCTTCCTTTTGACTTGCTTTCCAAGGAAGATAAATACATAAGTATCCTGCAATCAAACATCCAATTAATTCTCCCATAATGATTACCTCCGTTTTTCTCTAATTATATCATATCCTATGTCCGATTAACAGGACAGGAAATTTCCGTTTCATTTGATTATTTTCCTTTGTATTTTAATGGATATTTTGATAAATCCAAATATTCTGGGCAGTAAATACATGGTACATATTCTCTAAAATCATCATAATACCATGCTTTCCACAAAGTTGTACCTTTCTTTGCTAATTCCCTTGTTGCTTCCTGAAACGAATCTGCTAAATCCATATGATACACTTCCATATTTTCTCTTGTGCGTTCCAAAATCTTTTTTGGTACTCGTTTTATAAAATCATTCTCATCAAATATTGTTTGACTCATATTATTTCCTCACTTTCTAACCTAGTAAATCATCGTTTCCTATGCTTTCTTCCTAGAATAATACTTAACAATCTTTTTAAAATCTTTGCTACTTGCATAAGCAACTCTAGGTTTACTTCCATCAATGTTAAATTCCGTTACGCTTAAAATCGCATAGCCCTGTACCGTTAATGTGGCAAGATATACAAGTAAATTTAATTTGTATCCAAGACTGTTAAGCTGGATTTCTTTTCTTAACTTCTGTACTTCTTCATCATAATTGTCATCTATTTCAATAATGTGTGCAGAAGCATATGTATTGATTTTATATAATCTATTGTTAATTTTTCTTACCATATTATTTGCCTCTCTTTCCGAGTAAATCCTCATTTCTTATGATTTTTTATTTCCCAATTTTCTTCCACATTCAGGACAATATTTTATTGGAATGTAAATAGAACCAACACTCTCTCCGTTAAAATAACCAGGACAAGTGAGAATTAATTCTGGAGTAGCCGTTTGATAATCATGAATAACACCGTCCCATTTTTCATTTTCTAATACATTTCCATTCAATCTACCTTCGTTTAGATTATTACTATGGTATGGAAGTTTCGGTTGTTCCCATCCAAATTTTATGTCTGTTCTTCTTTCACAATACATGCACATATTTATTCCTCCAATCTTCCAAAGAAACTCTTGTTTCATACTTTGCATTCTCTATATTCTTTTTCGGTTAATAGTCCTTCATCGCACATATCTTCAAGCGTTCTATATACAGCATTAGCTCTCCAACTTGCATATGAAAAACCATCAAACTCTCCAATAAGTGCATCTCTGTTTTCTTCACTTTGTTTTTGTAATTTTTCTGCTAATGAAGAATTACGAAAGAAATATGCTTTATACATGGCTGCTTTAATTCTAAGATTCTCAATTTCATATTCCTGAGAAACTAATTTCTCTTGAGATTCTAATAACTGTAATCCCATATTCCCTAATGGACTTCTTTCGATTCTGTTTCCAAAATAAGTATAATTCAAATTTGTCACTCCACTTCTGTAAATCCATTTCTTTTTAAATACTCTATGTAATCTTCAATATCTGATTTCTTTTTAACCTCAATATCTTCTTGATGATAATATCCATAAAAAGCATTCGTATATACCTTATATGTTTTATTTTCCATATAAACAATGAGGTTATAATTATTTGCACAATCACCACGTTTCTTCCAATTCTTATCAAGCCAAAATAGATGTAATCTCATATAAATCAACCATCCTTTCTATTCTACTGCAATAACATATTTTTTACCTGTTGCTCCGCATTTAGGACATGTTTCAATTCCATTTATATAATTTTCTGCTAACCATGCTGCGCCGCATTTCTTACACCTCATTTTTGTTGAATAGCCCCCATTCTTTTCACTGTCAATAGTTCCGTAATCAACAAAGCCTACGATTGCATCACAATCAATTACTCTAATTTCCATCAAACCAACTCCTTCTTTATAAGCTTATCTTTCCATAGTCAGGAATCATCTGAATCAATTCATCTGCGTTTGTAAACTGCTTATTAAGTTCCACCCAATACTGTTCGTTATTTGTATCTGTACAACAAGCTTCTAATTTAAAATCATGCTGTAAGTAGACTGTTAAGCATAATTCTATCTTCTGAATAGACACACCTTCTGGAACTTCTTCAATAGTTGCATATTCTTCCAAAAAATCATCAATTTCGCTTTCTTTTAAATCATAATTGTAAAATGCCTGCAATGGCTTGTCTGTATCATCTAATTCATTAAATGTAATTTTTGTAAAATCTAACATATAAATTCCTCCAATCTTATTTTGAAATTGCTATTTCATATTAAAATAATCTAATGGAAGATCAATTTCCTTTTCATAAAACTCAAATTGTCTTCCATTTATTTTTCCAGAATTTGTAAGTTTTATGCTTTCCGTATTATCTAACCAATGACCTGCATACAATGAATAATAATTATCATCGTTAGGTATAGTAAAACAAACATCTACTTGGTCTTCCCAGTCAAGAGGAATCTCCTGAATTTCTGCATTTTGTGGAATATTTACTAAATCCATTAGTTTCCGTGCCAAATCACTTTTATTAAGACTTCTACAATCTGTAGAAGTTGTAGTACATATTTCATGTACAATTTCCATAAAATTAACATTAATCATCTCGCATTTTTTCATTTTCATCACTCAAATCTATGCTTCATAATCAAATTCGCTTAATCCACCACTTGCAAATACATATTCTGCTACATCTGGAACAAATATCATAAGATTATCGGGATATTTTCTTTCATCCTTAATTGCAAAATATCCTATTTCTTTTACATCATCATTTTCAAAGTAATAGCCCAAAATCATTTCTATTAGATTTTTCATTGATGTTTCTGGCTCGTATTTCTGTTCTCTAATCCATGCAGCCATATAATCGTAATCGCACCATTTTTCTTTTGGATATGTACTATAATCTTTTTCTTCCGTCCACTTTCCTGTCCATTGATCTACCATACTTATACCTCTTTGTAATCTTCCAATAGCTCATTTAAGTTACCTTTTCTCCACCGATGAAGTTTTCCATCGCCAGTATAATTTCTAACAACTCCAACCTTATGACCTGCAACTTTCTGATCGTGCTGTATATACTGACGAACAGAATTATGATGATGTCCATCATTATGCACTTCTATGTACTTTTGTTTATTTCGCTTGTTTTGATATATCATTACTTCCATATTAATATCCCTCCAATCTTTTCCATCCACCATTTTTCTGTTCCAATGCAGTCGGATTTAAGCCATACAAATCCTTTTTGAAACAGTTTATCATATCTTTTTGCCCATCTGCTCTTTGGTATCAAAAAATTCTTCGTATTCTAAATTGCCTTTATTTACACCAGACAGCTTATATAGTACACCATAAGCCTAACTCATTCATTACTTGGTAAATTCCCTTTTGTAATAAAGTACCTGCATATTTATCTACATCATCTTCAGTAAAGCTATCATTTTCCTCAAAAATATCATTAATTTTTTGGCACAGATTACCCAGCTCTGTTTTCTGTTCTTCTGTTAATTTGTTTAGTAAGCCTTCCATTTAATCACTCTCCCTTCAAATTAGGACATAAGCCAAGACCACCATCAATCTTAGGCACTCTTCTATATGCTTCTCTGTGTGGGCACTCTTCTCTTTTGCACTCTGGACAGTAACATTTCTTGTATTCTTCGTAGCTCATTTTCCAATTTGTTTCTTCTACAAATCTTTCTCTTGTTATCATACTAATCACTCTCCCTTCAACTCAGCATAACCACCATCGAAATTTTGTTTCCAACTTCTGTATATTCCGTTTGTATCTCTAAACTCTAAGTAATATGCCTTTCTCCAATCCCAAGGCTCTTGCCATGCAATTTCTGCAATCTCACAAACAATTCCTTGAACATGAACAACATCACCAGGTTTTAAATCTTTCATACTAATTCATCTCCTTTTAACGCTTTTTGTACTTTCTTATTGAAATCTCCGTACTTCGCTTTCCATTCAGCAATCATTTCTTCTGTAGGTTCGCCAATCAAGTTGTATCTTTCTTGTCTGTATTCTTCTGGATTTTCACAACACTCCATTACGAATACTGCATTTCCACTATTACTTGCATCGCAACCAAAACCTCCAGTTGCAAGCACAAGCTGATACTTTGCTTCTATAAATTCTGGTTTGAAAAAATCTGGTTTAATTACTACCAACTTGCCTTCAATATTGTCACTTAATGGTTTACATTCGCTTTTATCAATTATTGTTTTCATATTTTGTACCTCCTTCACCCAATCTGGTTCATATCCTCTTGATTCCCACATCATCACATCAACCTTATATCCTTCGCTTTCTGGGAATTTTTCTTTTAGCAATTTATAAATCACTTTTGCTTCCCCCGGATACGTAAGATGTCCTTGCTCTGTTGCAAATAGGTATTTACCATCTTTTGATACAGTAATTTTTGTATAATCAACCATTTTATTTTCCTCGCTTTCTATCCTGAAACAGTTCTTTCCTTTGGTTTACGCAACCTCTTTTATTTCCTTTATTGTTTCTTTCCAACAGCTACCAATCAATCCATAAACTTCATCAATGTCATATCCATGCATTTTACATCCCTCGACACAAAAGATTGCGTATTTAATAGGTAGTTTTACATCTTTATCCAACTCTATTTCTAATACAGAACCACCGCCAGACCAAGGATCATATAATCCGCACATAGTTTCCTTTCCAAGAACCATGTAAGATTTTGAATTTTCATTCTTTCGTGGATCATATTTTCCCTTTTCGTCATACTCTTTGTTCTGTAGTTCGATTAAGTCAAATAAATCAAATAACGGCATTTTTACAAGAAACGTTACAGTTGCCATATGTGACGGAAGATTTTCAAATTCCTGTATGCAGCTTTCAATAAATTTGTCTTTATTCTTATCTCTATCTACATAATATCCGTCATCCCTATGTACTTGTTTGCAAGCCTTTCTTAACGCAGTTGCTTTACCTTGTGTTTTTGCTAACCACAGCATAGATGACTCTTTATCAATACTTCCATCTCCTGAATTTCCATACCAATTCAGAACATTATCGCAAACGCAATCGTAATTCCAATTACCACAATCCACCATGATATTTACTTTGACTTCATTATTGAAATCCTCTGCGTTGTAATAAAAATATGTATTTTCTTTTACATATTCCCATATCTCATCAAAATTATCTGTAAAATACTCTTCCTCTTCATCTGTCAGTTCTTTACGAATATCCTTTTCAAGTTCATCTTCTCCATACTCCATCGCATAATCCATAGCCCAATCAGCTAATTCATCATTAAAAGCCTCCCTTGGATTGTCATGCTCAAATATCTCTTTTAAAAATCTATCAGAAAGTTCTCTTTCTCTGTAGTCAGTATAAATTTCGATGCCACCATCTTCATTTACACCCCACATTTTCTTTAATATTTCATCTATTCTGGTTTTTAATATTTCCATTGTCATATCAATCAACCTCGCTTTCATAAGCACTAATGTCAATTCTACCTAACTTAAAATTTAAGTTTTTACTCCAATTTAAACTACCTGACTTTACAGGTGAATCTTCATAATCGCCATAGATATTTGCCTTATATACATTCCATCTTGCACCATCTACATGTAATACTGAATAAATCAATTTGTCGTTTTTATAGAAGTCATAGCAGCTACAATCAATATCAAGATAATATTTATATCCGTTTTCATCCTCTGTATTGATTGCAAAGTCTTCTCTATTCATCCGTGATATTCTTGATTTGCCTATCAGTTCTGCTTTGATCTCGTCTGGAATATCTTCAATCTTGTCTAACATGCTTGAATCAATGAACACAGACTTCTTTTCTTTTCGTTCATACAAATTCGGAAACTTCTTTCTAAACCGTGCTGCCGTTCCGCAAATATATTCATATCCGTTCATTTCGTTCTCCTTCCTAATAAATAAGACAGACACATTTGTTTGCGTCTGCCTTATTATTCTCTGTATTACTCTTCTACTTCACCAAATTCTGCAATATAATCTTCTGCACCTGCATAACGTTCCATCCATTCTTTTGCTTCATTTTCACTTAATGGAACAAACTCACTACCGCCACTACTTCCATTACTTCCACACGATCTTGCGTATTTACTCAACGCTCCACCCATTCCGTACAGGAAATATTCACCTGTTTTCTTTTTGTAAAGTGTTTCTTCGCAATAATTAAAATCACCAAAATTATATGAATTACTCCATGTTACGACCTCTTTTGCTGTTTCTGTATTATACATTTTCCCATTAATAATTTTCTTCATAGTTATCACCTTTTATCTTTTTAAAATTTCACTGTAAATTACAATTTCCTTTGCTTTAATTCCATGCATCATCGCCACAATTTAACTTCACATCAGTGAGTACATAGTCCCAACTTGTACCATAATGTGTTACACCCCATAAATACATATCAAGTGTTTCATTATAATACAGTGGATCATCTGTATATTCCTTAATAACATCAGCTCCGTTTCCGTCCACAATGAACCACTGAAATACTTCTGGTGGATAATCTTGCTGATTCTGCAATTCGTCAATTCGTGACTGCATTTCATCAATTTCGCTTTCAAGTGCCTTGTAATCATCAGACTCTTCATCAAACTCTTCCATTCTCTCTTCTGTTTCTTCAATCTGATTTTCAAGCTCTTTAATCTCATCTGAATTGTCAATGTCTCCATTCTCTTGATCCCAATATCCAATTCCATTTGAATCTGTGATACTCATAATGTCATTGTTTAATACTACATCAAATGCCTTTGCAAGCGTTCTATAGTCAAGATAGCCTTGTTCTTTTGCGTAATCACTTGCCTCATTTCCATAAAATGTTGTTCCATATAATTTTCTACTCATAATTCGTTTCCTCCTTAATTTATGCAATCTCTAAACTGTTCCACCATGCTTTGCCTCCACCTTCAATTCCATAGAAACCAATAAAAGCATTGATATGTCTCATTGTCGTTGCTGAATACCCATTCCACAATCTCTGAAAAACTCCATTATGTATTCTGCAAACGACTGTATTATAGCTTGTCAGCTCAATGTCTCCATTGTCTAACTCTGTTACTTTCGCTTTTCCGTAAAATGATTTTCGTATATCATTTACTACAGGTAAATCAAATTGTTTCATAATTCGTTCCTCCTTGTAATAAAATAGGCAGCTAGGTATTTATTCTCCTAACTGCCTTTGCGTTTACTATAAATTTGTTGCATTTCCATCTTCATCATATTCAATTGGTGCAATGTGAACGGCATAACCGATTTCTTTTTCTTTATCATAAATTTCCATTGTGCCACCTGCACAAAATTCAAATGAGAACCGCTTATCATCCGATTCAAGTAATTTAATCAAATGATCCGTGAGTTCATTTAAGTTCCGTGCATCTTCTTTTAACTTTTCAATACTTGTCATTTCGCTTCACCTACTTTCTACATTTCATTATAAGAGATATACCAATCTCCATTTGCGTTTATATAATAAAAACCGTTCTTGCAACATCTAAGTAATATTGCATGATGCTTTTTACACCATTCATTAGCCATATTTTCCATATTTGTCTCCAATCTTATCAAGAAATCTTAGTTTCATTCGGCTAATATGCTAATACAGATGTATAATAATCTAACTCATTTTCATCTAATCCATGTTCTTCAGCAGATTCAATGTCTTTCAGTATATTAAAAATCATATCTATTGTCATATCTAATGTATGTGATTCCCAATATTCTTCTTTTGTTAAATCATCATCTTCTGAACCGAGAAAATAAAATGCGTTATCACCAATTCTACAGCAAATGCCAATACATCCTGCATATTCTTCTTCGATTGAAACAGTTCCAGATTCAAAACCATTTCTAATCATTTCTCTTGTAATCATGTCCTATCCCCCAATCTTCTAAAGAAATGCGAATTTACTCTGCTTCTACTTCATATATTTTCCAATCAATATTGTATGAATCCGTCTGAATGTTCGCATCATATTCATCAATGGACGCTTCATCTCCTTCTTCTACTAAATTCTCATATCTGCTTTTCATTTCATCATAAGCTTCTATATAAGAATCATATGTGTCCGGTTCATTTATATTTTGATTTTCAACCTCTATTAAAATCCATTTACTCATTTCTCTTACCTCCAATCCTATGAAACACGCATTTGTTATGCTTCTTTAAACTCCTCTTTTGGATCAACAAACTCTATCTTCTGAACCCAAATCGTACACTGATATTCTTCTTTCAGATGTTTGTACGCAAGTTTTGCACTCTCTTTATTATCTACAGTGCGAAGATGCTCTAAACTTCCGTCTGTGTTATAACAACCCAATCTGTATTTCATGATTCTATCCTCCTTCTTATGAAATATCTGTTTACTCTGCTATTACATTCATCGAGATAATAAAATCCACATCTTCCTGCTCATTATCTTTTAGGAACAATTAAATTTCCTGTCAATGTAACTTCGATTCCATTTTCACACTTTCTAAGACTTCCCTTTTCAACCTCAAAATCATTATATTTAAGAGAAATACTATCTCTCCCATTGTATTCTGCAACAATTTTTCCATCCAACCATACATAGACATTTTCATTTTCGCTTATATATGATAATAAATCATCTAATCGCATAAATTATACCCTTCGCTTTCTTCTGCCTTTTTCAAACTCTCTTCATCTACAATACAGTAACAACCAATAGCATCTCCAACTCTGTCATTATCAACTCCAAGAGATGTAACAATTTCATTAAATGTGCCTTCTGTATAATCTTCTCTGTAGATTTCGAGATACTTCTGACCTTTGGTTACATAATTCTCTTCCGTTTTGCTTCTAAAACAATCCAATGCATTCTGTAAGCAATCTGCTTTTCGCTTTGTATCATTCCAATATTCAAAATATGTTCCGTGTGACCACTGCTGATCTTCAGGCTGCGTTGGATCGTAGCCACTTACAACCGCATACTGTGTATCACTTTCGCTTTGCAGTAAAGCATAATTGTCTTTCCGTAATAACTCTGTCCATTTCATGTTCTTACACCTCCTATTCAATCACTTCTACTTCTTCGCTTGATCCAATAAGCATTAAATCTTTCATTGGACAATTTTTGTTTAAACAATCTGCCTCAAATATGAATCCATCATTTGATGTACAGATCCATTCTTCTTTCATATGCTTAAATTTTGTTCCCACTTTAATATTTCTTGTCTGCATAATTTATACCTCCTGCAACTTATTCTCTTTTATAAGTCTTTCACGAACCATTCTGTTTAAGTCCTTATTCACGGTGATAATTTTATGAGAAGTTCGATTCATGTAAATAAAATGACTTCCCTTGCACCGTGTAAATCTGTATCCATTTCTATACAAAATGGGTTCAAATTCTCTCAACTGTTTTGTCTTTCTATATGTCATAATTCATCTATCCTTTCCTTATTATAATGTGTTTGCCCGTATAGTCTGATAGCGCATCTTAGTTTCGCTTTTACCGATGTTTCATTTTCATCACCTCAATTTCTAATATGTTGTTCTCTATTTTATGCCGTCTTTGTCCTTTTAATTGGAACGACTCTAGTTCCAGAAACTTCCCTTGATTGTTCAAGTCCAAGATTTTTAACAACCATATCTTCTGTGTAAAGAGATACAGCAGTTTTCATATCAAGCATTGGATATTTTACAGTTGCCTTTGCCTTTAATCCAACGGGTGTAATCTGTCTAAGTTCTTCAATTAAAAATTCTTTTGTTGTTTTACGGTCATTCGCATAGAGTTTATAAATATCTCTTAATGATCGCATGATATATGTAGAATATCCGTTTGGCTTCCTATCAAATCCAGCTCCTGCACAAATATCAAATACATATTCAGCAGCTTTTCCGTTATCTAACTTGCATAACCGCAATGTCTCTGTATACGAACCAAGAACAGAAGCTTCTCTGTTTCCCTTATTTGCAACATATTCAAAGCCATATTTCTTTCTCATATTCTCCAATGTTTCCGTTGATGGATCATGTAAAACCATCATTGCACCATGCTTCTGAATAGGTGTTAAATCCTTTACATCTCTATTCTGGAATGCGTACATTTCAGCCTCAAATTCAAGGCGTTCTTCTGGGTTGGTTGGTGCATTTAAGATCATCTGTACTTTCAAATCTTTGTATTTCTTTTTGTTTACAATCTGACTTGCAATCCAACGACCATAACCATCTACAATGTATACTTTACCTTCTTCCCAATGCGGAACGCCCATAAGTGGCATAAGTTTCCGTTCATCCCAATTCCGTACAAGATACTGAAGATCTCTTTCCGTTCTTTCGTCTGTCTGATACCGTGAATCAACTTCCATTAACTCAACAGGAATTTTAATAATCGCAATTTCTTCGTTGATGTCCGTATACATCTTTGTAAGACCTTCTAATTTGTCTACACTACCCTTTGATTTCTTTCCTGTTACAACTTCAAACATTTTGCACATAATTTTCACCATTTACCTTTCTTGTTTTAATTTTTTGTATTAAAATAGCGACCACATTATTTCGCAGTCGCTTTAATTTCTCTTGCCTTTACCATCGCATTATTCATTTCAATACAAATTCCATGACAAGTTCTCCTGTCTCCACATCGTTTGCACAATGCATTGAATAGTTCGCTTTTAATTTCTCTTTCCATTTAGACCTCTTCCCTTTCTAAAAATGTTTCGTAATATTCGCTTTCGCTTTCAAAAAGCTGGTATTTTCCATTGATCCAACCCATATAACCATCTGGTACTTCATATCCTTTCATTTATTTTTTCGCCTCTCTTTCTGTTCTCCTTGCTAAATTATTTTCGCTGTCTGGGCAAATTCCCATAGCTAATAATGCATCTTTTGCTGTGCATCCTGTAATGATTGCATAGAATAATGCGTCCCATGATGCCTGATTATCCCGTAATGTTCTTGCCATGATTTTCACTCTCCCTTCTATAACAGTCCACATGCTGCTAATAATTTCTTTGCAAATGGATGTTTGTTTGCTTCGAGTTTGCGTTTTAAGTCTCTGTTGTAACGCTCCTCAAAGTAATCACGCTCTGACTGTGCAATTTCTGCTTCTGGACGATTATCAATAACATCATAACCATCCTTAATGATAATTATCATTTGGTTTTCATCCTCCTTCTGTACTAAAAAAGAGATGCTAACGTCTGTGCTAACATCGCTCTACTCATGTTATGAGTTTTGATTCCGTGTGGTTTCCGTGTTTCTGTTCGGACTGAATAGATCCGTGATGGTTTGCTTGCTTTTGCTACTTCATAATCACAATAGGTTGCGTGAATTTGTTTTGCTTTCTCTGACATTGTTTTTACTTCCTTTCTTATTATTTACCACTCTGCACCGCTGTATCTGACCTGTAAGATAATATCATCAGTTACCTTTTCTGTTCCATTACTATCCATGAGTATAGATACTACATCTCCCTTGGAATAATCTTCGCAACCACGGAATTTCCAAACATTTCCGTTGTAGTCCTGCACAGTTACAACATTTTTCTTTCTGTTTACCTTTGTTACTTTCGCTGTCAAAGGATACGTTTTGTTTTCATCTAAATCTTTAAGATGTGGAAGTTTCTCACAGATTTTTGAATATGAATATCCGTCTACATTGTTGAACTGCTTTGTTGTATCGCCAAGCTCAAAGCAGAGATATCCATATTTGTCATAGAAATAACCAGCAATGTCACAGATTGGGATTGCATTTGTGACGCCGATCTGCTTTGGAGTTGAGGCATTGACTGTTTGCGTTGGTTGCATTGTGCCTACTGTGTAGGATGTAAGGATTGTTGCTACCATAAGAATGTGTGATAATAATTTCTTTTTCATTTTTGTTTCCTCCTTAATTTTGGGTATAAAAATAGCACCTACTTTTCAGCAGATGCTAGTGTGTGATGAATTCCATTTTCGTCTACACCTATGAGATATTTAAAATCTCTTTCAAGTGCATTAAATAAAGACTTTGCTTTTTCAAGAGATTTAAAAGGGATTTCTCTTGAATAGTTTCCACTTCTTGTTTTGTACCATACAATATATTTTTGCATATTATTTTCCTCCATAAAAATAGCACCCGGAAATTGGGTGCTTGGTGGGTGCGTTGGTTATTTAGTTGGATTTACTTGCTCTTACATCCGCAAGTTGCTTTTGTAAAGCATCAATTTTCGCTTGGATTTCTCTTTCCTTTTGATCTGATTCATTTACCCATTCCATTATATCCCCTGGTTGAACCTTTAGAAATGCACAAACTTTATCTATTATTTCCGTATTCATAGTTTTATTTTGCGAAAATTTTGTTGGCGTGTTTACAGAAATACCTGCTTCACACAAGTCTTTCCATTGCATTTTACGTTCTTTTAATATATTCGCTAATTTATAATAAACTATCAATTTACTTCACCTCCATTTTTATACACCTCCATTTTATCACAAAATCTTGTGATTAGCAATAAGCTCTTCTAAAATCGTGCAATGGATTTTTCGTGCATTCATAGTCTGTGATTTGACCACAAAATTTCCCTAAACGCACTCCACCTGATCCGCATTTTCGTTTACGATCATGTGACATCATTTGTTTATAATTCAAGCGTTTTGAATCGTCTTTGAATTGTTGCGTATAGTCATACATTGCCTTTGTATATTCATTACGCATTTCAGTTTTTAGAAATTTCTTTCTACCTGGAATATGAATAAGCACAGTAATTTTGCCTTTTCTCATTCTAAAATCAGAACAGAAAATCTCTACTCCGTTTTCACTTCGCAGAATGATTGTATCAATCGGAAATTGTTTTCCGTGGTAAAGTTCATTTCCAAGTGTTCGTCTGATTTTCATTTTCATTTTCGTTCACTCTCCTTTTATTAAAATGTACACTATTAAAAGGCAGAACCAAAATTCTGCCTTTCGTACTATACATTTTGTTTTGTATTATGCGAAATAATGCTTAATTACAATATTTGCAATTGTGCTTGCAAGACCGCTGTAATTATATTCCATTTCACCTGTTTTGCGATTCTTAGTTGCCTTTACAAGCGTGTTGATCTGACGTTTCTTAAATGATACAGTTCCTTTTTCATCGTCAACATCAAACTTGTTAGAAAATCCCTTGATATAGCAATCATTTAAGAGCTTCTTATCTTCTGCTGTCAGTTTTACCCTTGTTTTGCTTGTGTATGGAGTTTCAAAAGGCAAACTAAAGGTTGTCTTGATGATTGTTTCGAGTTCTTGTGAAGCCTTCTTGTATGCCTCTTTTACTTCTTTAGACATTATAAGATGACCGTCATCGTCTGCACTTGAATTGATATGAATTGCTTCTAAGGCTTCATAAAGTTCTGGTGACTGGAAAGCAGGAATAATCGCATACTTTACAAGCTTAGAGTTATCCCATGAACCAAGTACACGAAGTACAGTTCTTACAACATCAGCAGAGTTACCGAAGTGGTCAGCATTTTTCTGTGACATAGCAGAAATAACTTTATTGTATACTTCTAATGTGTCAGTCTGTGTCTCAACAAACTTAGTCCGTGATTCATTTGCAGAGTCTAACTGTATCTGGAAAGCTTGTACTTCTTCTACTGAATAATTGTTATTCTCATTAGCAATCTTCTTCTCAAGTTTAGCAATAGTATCATCGAGTAACTGAATGTTCATGTTGCAAGACTCGTGCTCAACTGCGGTCATAAGTTCAGACTTAGACTCTTCTGTAATATTTTTTGCATAGAAATTGATTGATAATGTTTTCATAAAGTACCTCTTTCTCCGACTTAACGCAATCGGTGCTATAATATGATTTATTGTATTTGTTGTAATAGTGTTATGCACACTATAAAAGAGCAGACTGGTAGTGCTGATCTGCTCCTCTAACTATGTATAACTTTGATATACAGAACACAGAGGTACAATGGTCATGTGGATTGGAGTTACCCAACACCAAGAATAGCAGGTGTTACCCTGCTACCTGCCACTTTGTACTTGTGTCTGTCTCTTATGTATTTCTTCTTACAAGTAAGTTTTTAATTGAACCTTGTAAGAGTACGCTTTTATTTGTTAGCGTAAGTTATTTATTTTTGTGTCGGTTGCTTGTTCTGTCATTGACCACTCCTAGAAAATAATCTAAGAACGTGAACCCTATACCACTAAAGGAACTACCCTATTTCTCCAAAAATATTGTAGGTTCGTCCTACCCATGTAACAATAAGGCATTACATGAGAAAGTAATAAGCTGAAGGACTAGGTTTTTTCTAGGTAAAACCATATAACCTTTTTATATTCGTCCTTTTGGGACTGCTTTGTATAGCGGAAACGTTAGTTATTAAAACCGCTAGCAACCCTATACACTTCTAGTCTTTTGCTTGCAACTCTAGGAATTGCAAACAGTACCTATACATGAATAGAACTGTTTATATTTTTGTTGTGGAATTAAAGCGGATATGCTAGAATTGTTTTGGGAACTTTCCTAGCTTGCAACCTGCTAGTTAGAATTGCCGTTCTGCTAGTGGGTGCTTGCTTTAATTCATATTAAATTGTTAAATATTTATCAGTTTATCAACCTTCTTTCCTGCTTGGTGCTTGTTTATTTGTTACTTAGAATGTATCACACGTTTGTGTGATTGTTAACAAAAACTTTTGAATTGGCAACTATGTGAGTTTGCAGTGCCTTAACACTTTGTTGTGTGGTTCTTTGTTTTGTTGAGATTATATTATCACAAGAACTTGTGATTGTCAAGAACTTTTTCTAGTTGGTTGTTTTTGTTGTTCGTTCTCAACTTGTCTATACTTTATCATGTGTTTGCGTGATTGTCAACATGTTTTTATGATTTTATTAGAAATTGTTTTGTATGGATAAAAGCTATATCAAACGATATGTCATAGTTTTAAACTATACAAAATAATAATATCAATACTATCTCATATAGTTTTAAAAACTACATTAAGTCCGTTCAAGGATCAGAAAAAAGGATGTATAATATATATCTATTATCCACTATTTTTGCCTAACCCGGGGTAGTTAAAACTAATTAGATGGGCTGGAAATGCAGTAAACCTTATAGCTGATTCATCCACACACCAACTCAAAAATCTAACCCTTCCCAATATTCAAAATCCCAACAAAATCAAGCAAAATCCAAAATTTCACCCTTCAAACCACTTATCGTACCACATATCGTCAAATCCCACTAAAATCAAGCATTTCAGCCACTTCAACCCTCAAAAATTAAACTCCTATCTCATCAAAAATTCACCCATAATTTCAAAATTATCCTTATTTATAAGCACTTTTGCCGATAACGATTTTTCCATCAAAAGTCACACTCAAGAATCTCAACATATGGGGGTATTAAAACCTTCGCACAAATCACCTTTTAAATAGAGATATCCATATATAAAACAGCAATAAAAAAGGACTATAGCCAAAGCCATAGTCCAATAAACAAATATTCAACAATATACAACTAATATAAATAAATCTCAATTCTCTGGATATCATATTTTTCTTTCATATCCAATAAATAACGATCAGATATTTTTATTTTTTCACCTACAGGTATTTTATTTGTTTTTATACTATAAGAAGTGTTTATACAAATTGGTTTATTATCACTATTGTAATACAATATAGAGCACACTGCTGATTGATTACGATTTGAATTATTATTAAATATAATATCTCTATATTCAAAGTTTCCATTAGTATATGGATTAGATATGCTATATTCTATATCTATAGGATCGGCTCTATAAACATTGCTTAAGTTTATTCTTGTATATTCATCATATGATATTGGAATAATAATATACCTGTTAGAATTTACAACACCTCTAATTTCACCACTTCCAATATAAAATCCGTCTTTATCGTAACGTTTACATTTAATTCTAGCTTCAACAGTAATATCATTGTTATTTATTATCTTAATAGCATTAGTATTATTTCTATTAAAATCTTTGTTTTCAGGAATATCAATCAACTCATAACTTACATGATCTTTTAAAGCATCCTTAACAGTAACCTTACAAACATAATTTTTATCATTATATTTTGCGGTTATTTTAACAGAACCAGGTTTTAATGCTTCTATATGCCCATAATTAGTAACTTTCACAACATTTTTATTAGAAGAAGACCATCTGGCAGAATATATTTCAGTTTTCCCTTCATATATTTTCAAATTTTTTACTTCTCCAGCATACAAAGTAATTTTTGTATAATTCAATTTAACCTTCTTGGTAGCATAGGTATTTTGTGGTGTTAATTGAATAATGGTAATAGTCATTACAACACATAACACAAAACTAAATACCCTCTTTAATCTCTTTGATTTCTTCATAAATAAAAACCTCCTATATAAAATATTTGATTTAATTGTACTCTTATATAAAAAGAATTACAATAAGTATGTTTCAATATAAATGTTTTCATAAAATAAAATCTCACTAATATAATTCCTCAAAAATATTATATATCATTCTAACGTATTTAAAAGCCGAAATAAGGCTTTTTAATTTTTACCCCAACAAGTTATCATAAAAGCAATAAAAAACATTTCTAGGGCTATTCTACGCTGTCAAAAATGCATCTACTTAAGTTACTCATTGTAGATTTTTACCAAAATTATTTTCATTACAAAACATTATTTTATACATAATTGCCAAATTATACATCAGATAATGTGCGTAGCACAAGATGTAGTCCCTTGATAGGGACGGTCTTTTCGCAGCGTTAGCAAGAAAAGAACATCTCTAGGGTAGACATATATAAAATAAACCAATAAATAGCAATCCTAACAGAGAATAATATATTATCAATCAAGAAAGGAATTATATCATGAACAATACAAACAATATAACCAATTCAGAGACACCAAAGTACCTCAAACATAAAGAAAGTAATATATCCAAAGCAAAGAAGAAATCTAAGCATAAACATCAATATGAAGAATGTTTAATTCAATACAGATGGAATTTTAAAAGTAATGTATTTACACAAGAAGAAAAAGATAAAATTCACACATCATTGAGCAGTTACTGTGCCGTATGCGGAAAAATCAAAGGATATTTGCAAAACGGAAAATATCATACTGAGATTGAAGAATTACAAAAAGAAAGACAAAAATGGAAACCGTATTGGGTTGGAATACCAGACGAAGAAATATATGAAAGATATCATGATAAATTACCAGTATTCTTTGTAGAGGATTATTGGAAAGACAGCTATGTGAATTTGGATGAGAATAAAAAATAGAAAAGAGAATAATCATATATGTACACTTCATTGCCTACGGCGTTGTTGGTCAATCGCTTCTTACGAAGCTCATGCCCTTGTGTCCTGCTTACGCAGTCCACAAATATAAGAATTTTAATTTTAGAACTTTTATTATATCTTTTATAAGGGATAGCCCTAAAAACCCTTGATTTATAAGGCTTTTTTTTCAATTTTAGAACTTTTGCAAATTTGGCATATTTTTGCAAAAACTTCAAAAACCCTTAATTTATAAGGGAAAAATCCAAGAACTTATTTTTTGAAAATGGTGTTAAAATTTTATGCCAAGCCAAACGGCAGTTGGAGGGATTTTTGTCGTTAAGTGGAGAATATAGTTATATACAAGTATTTAGAAAGGAGATTTTATATTGGAATTTAATTGTAAAGTTAATATTGTAGATGCCATTATGGGTGCTGGTAAAACTCAGTCAATAATGAATTATATTAATCAATCAGATGAAGATGAGAAATTTTTGGTAATAACACCTTTCCTTGATGAAATAACCAGATATAGGACGTATTGTAATGGTAAGAATTTTAAAGCACCTACATTTTTAAAAGATGAAAAGGATGATAGGGGCAGTAAACTTAGAGATCTTAAGAGATTGATCGGCAATGGTAATAACATAGTGTCAACCCATGCTCTATTTCAAAAATTCGACAATGAACTGATTGATTTATGTAGAGCGCAAAATTATACGCTTATAATGGATGAAGTTGCAAATGTTATAGAAGAATATGATATTACCAAACAGGATTTTGAGATATTAAAAAATACATATGTTGAAATCAATCCTGATACAAAGCAGCTTACATGGAAAGATGAATATTCTGATTATCATGGTAAATTTGATAATGAAAAGCGTTTATGTGAGTTAGGAAGTCTTGTATGTTATGGAGATAACTTAATGGTATGGTTATTTCCTATAGAGACATTTAATTCATTTAGGAATATCTATATTCTTACATATTATTTTGATATGCAAATGCAGAAATATTACTATGACTATTATGGAGTTCAATATACATACTGGTCTGTTCAAGGCGATTCTATGGAAAATTATCATCTTATTCCATATAGCTCAAATATCAGATATACATCTTATGATTATAGTAAGCTAATTCATATTTGTGAGAATGAAAAATTAAATATGATTGGCGATAGAGATTCTGACTTGTCTTTTTCTTGGTATTCTCGAAATAAAAACAACGCATCAATGAAGATATTAAAAAAGAATATATATAATTTCTTCCATAATGTGCGAAATACAAATTCAAATGACTACATATGGACTACATTTAAAGAATACCAACAAATATTAAAAGGGAAAGGATATACAAAAGGATATCTATCATGTAATTGCAGAGCCACCAATGAATATCGAGACAGAACTTCTGTGGCATATCTTATAAATCGTTACCTCAATCCATTTATTAAAAATTTTTTCACAACAAATCATATTAGTATAGATGAGAATGGTTATGCACTTTCTGAAATGCTTCAGTTTATATGGAGATCGGCTATTCGTGATGGCAAGGAAATTTGGGTATATATCCCAAGTATACGAATGCGAAATCTTCTAAAAAAATGGATCAAAGACAATTCACCACAAAATTCCTAATAAATAGAGAATAAACATATGTAACCAATTAACACAGCACTTAAAAGGAGCTGATTACAATGAATAAAATTTTAAAAATCAAAGGAGAACAATTAAATGAACAAAACAGTAACAATCGAATCAAAGAATCATAAGTACGCAAATACATACGGTGGGCTTATCTGTCAGTCCGATTTTTGTACTGACTATGAAGGAAGTAAAAATATTGCAGATAAAATCGCTTCTGCTTGGAGATTTGATAGATCATGTAACATGCAAATGAAAAATAGTATTAGAAGTTATAAAGAAAAGGTTCCAAATAATAAAAATAACTGAGATACCATTTCTAGCTGAGAATTTATTATTCTGACAGTGCACAGAAAATTCTACACCATTCGGTGAACAAATACTCGCCTAAAAATTATAACTGAAAAATTTACACAACTGTATTAAAGGAGAATGGAATAACTATATGTGTAGTCTATGTAACAGATATGATGGTACGCACGATCCACGATGTCCTTACTATTCTCCTACTCGCCCAAGAATAACTTGCTGCTATTGCAACGAAGGAATTTATCAAGGCGAAAGGTATCTTGATAATGAACAAGGAGAATATATACATGAGGATTGCGTTGGATCTGCTGGAATTAATTGGATGATTAATTGGTTAGGATTTAGATATGAAACGGAGGAGAACGATGAATAAGATTATTAGAAAAATCAAGAAGATGTTCTGTAAATCTGGACAAGTATATAAGGTAAATATCAAAGACATTATTATATCAGAAGAATTCAGGGCTACTCACCCTAGATTCAAGAAAATGGTACAAAAACGTGAATTTTACCGTAAGAATAATATGTATGAGTCGCAGGTTATACTCAACAGAGATTTTATGCTGATAGATGGATATACTACATATTTGCTCTGTTTAGAGAATGGTGAAAAATATGTTGATGTTTATTTTATGGATTAGGAATAAATAGAAATTTCATTAGGAGAATATATAAGTGTAAAGAAAATTTTATTAAAGGAGGATTTATATGGTCAATTATGAACCAGAGTTAATGTACGCATTGGATTCTAAAAGTGAATATGCCGATTGGAAGAATGTTTACAATGTAAGTGGCAGTGACGTACTTTATTGTCCTATTTGTTTAGGAAGAGTCAAACTTTGGAATGGACAAGATCCAAATAAAGCATACAAAAAGCAAAGATGTTTTCATCATATTGATGGAATGTGTTCACAAGAAAGTAGAATCCATTTTGCTTATAAAACATGGTTACTTGAGCAAGGAAGTAAATTTAAAGTTGGAGAAATTATATATGAAGTTGTTAACTCAGAAATTGAAAAGACGTTTCATACTAAATTTGGTGACTACCGCCCTGATATTACTGTAGAAACCACAGAAGGGAAAAGTTTTTATATTGAAATAGCAGATACAAACAAGAAAACTGATGACTATATTGAAAAATGGGACGAACTTGGATGCGATGTTTTGGAATTAGACGTAAATGACCAGCTAATAAAAGCAACAACAGCAGAGATTCCAGAATTTGATATCATTTACTCCTCTTCTACTGGTGAATGTTATATTAAACATTATACGAGGCAAGATTATGATGATTTAATTACAGAAAGAAAGATTTATTGGAAGCGAAATGATCTTATTAGATATAAAATTCAATGGGAACGATTGGACTGGTTTTGGAGAAAACTTCAAGATTTTTATTCTGGAAATTCTAAAATTGATGTTTTAATTGAAGCATTTAAGCAGATGGATTCAGAAGACCAACGTTTCGTATGTAAAAGAATGAGAGGTAAACATACTTCATTAAGATATGAATTAGAGAATAATTATACTGATAATGAAGATAAAGAGAAAGCAAATATTAATCATATTAGTAAAACGATTAGAGAAATTAATAAAGAATTTTATTTATCAACAACTAATGGTTATCCATATTTATGTAGAGATCATCATTCTGTAGAATTTAGGAAAAGTTTGTATGTAGCCTATATATACGAGATAAACAAATCAACAACTCCTGCGGATGTATATAATTATTTTTATGAATATATAAAAAGCTATTTAGAAGAAGAAAAAGAACGAAAGCTGAAACAAGAAAAATTAAAATTGGATATTCAAAACCAATATGAACCAATTTTGTCGTTTTACAATGAGAAAGTTAATAACTGTAAATATAAAACTTGGAAAATGAGATATTGGATGGATAATCGTTTTAATTATTCATGTGAAATTGTTTTATTTGATTATTCTTACGCATCCAGTTTTACATTACAAACGAATTTATCAAAAGATAAAAACGATCTATATGAAGAAATAAGAGAAAGTATCTTAGAAAGAATGGTGTATTTAAAGATTAAAGCCAAAGATGCAATAAACAAAGAAATTAGAATTATGGAGGAATATTAGAATGACAAATAATACAGGAGTTTACATACCATCTATTGATGCAAAGGATATTTATTTATCAGCACATTACATTGAGGAAAATCCAGAAGGATATAATTTAAAACTCAAAGATGGACAGTATAATTTACGAAAATTTATCAATACACTTGATTACAGTTTGGATCTTATAGAATTAAAAGATATTTACTATAAAAAATTTAGAAAACATGATTTTTCATTTAGAATTAAAAAACACGACTACTCTGTGAATGTAATTAATCTCACATTCAAGTATTCTGTTAAAGCATGGAATCAGATGAATAAAAACACTTTTGTTAGACTTGGATATGACTATAGAGAATTATTATTCGAAGATGGTATTGCCAAAAATAGCAAAGGTGAAATCGTTGGGATTAAGACGAATGAAAAAATCGAAAATCCGATTGATGTACCAAAACCATTTGTTAAAAAGCAGGTAAATATTTATGATAAAAAGGATAAATCTATTATTAAAGAGATTCAAACTCAGTACCACAAAAAGGGTGAACCTAAGACTATAAAGACAAATGCAGAACTTAGAACTGAGTTGTATAAAGATGGATTTATATGTAATGGTATTAAATATTGTCGTATGAAACGTTCTACTGGTTCAGCAAGAGTTGGTAAATGTCTTTTTATCAGAGAAGATTTATATGAATCAATTTTAAAGTTCAGTTCAGGTGGTCTTAAATACAATCAAGGTGATCCAATTGATTTAGCAGCATATGAGGGATATATTGCTCTCCCATCAAGCAGCATTATTGATACCATTCAAATTAAACCAGAAAATATTCTTTTAATTGATGATTATGATAGTGTGTTTAACGAGGATGTAATCGAGACTCATGATGAAGACGGATGGCTTAAAACCACTGAAAAGAATTGTAAAATCACAAATACAATTTGGGATGGTCAGTCTCTTATGGATATATCTCTATTTGGTGATTATTCAGAATATGGTATGCTTCTACTTAGAAATCTAATGTTCAAGTCTTGTTGTTTCAACTGCAATATCCAACAATGGTTCAAAGATAATAATATAACAGATGTATCTCAGCTCAACGGTAAAACAAGAGCTACGTGCATTGAAGATGTAAAGTTAATTACTACACCTAACAGTATTAAATATTTGAAATTTAGTACATGGGATGAATGGCTTGACCATTTATATCCTGATTTTGGCGTTGTAAAGCATGATAAAAAAACTCACTTCTTTGGTGGTCGTTTAGTACAGACTCATTATCAATTACTCAATACTCTTCAGATGTCAAAAGATGAAGTAAGGGAATTTTTGCAGGAATCGCTCGACTTTGCACAAATGCTTAGAGATAGACCAGAAGTTGTACGCTATTACATTAAATATCCTGATATTGATGAAATGTCACCTATGGATAAGCCTATGAGTAGTAAGAATGATGTAGTTTATAACTTAATGTGTGTGAATGATAATTTCACCAAGACAAAATATTATCAAGACTTTTTACACGATTTATTGGCATCATATTATAAGAATCTTAAAAATGGACATATTTATGTAAATGGCAATTACTCTACTCTTCTTGGTAATCCAATAGAGATGTTGCAGCAATCAATTGGTAAGTTTGAAGGAAAAAGTCAGATTGGAATTGGTAATATACATAGTACACGCTTTGAATATAATAAAACTCTTCTTGCTAGTCGTTCACCTCATGTTACAATCGGAAACATTTGGCTTCCATATAATACGGAGAATAAATTGATAGATTGTTATCTTAATCTTACAAATGAGATTGTGTGTATTAATTCTATCGGAGAAAATGTATTACAGAGACTATCGGGTGCTGACTTTGATAGTGATACAGTAATGTTGACAGATAATGAAAAACTCATTCGTGCAGCTGAAAGAAATTACCACTTATTCAAAACTCCAACATCGTTTGTAAGCTCAACAAAAGTTAAAAGATATTATACGCCTGAACAACAAGCAGATCTTGATATTAAAACATCTGTAAATAAAATTGGTGAAATTGTCAATCTGTCGCAAGAGTTAAATTCTTTGCTTTGGGACAAGATGTACCATGGAGCAACTTACAACGACATAAAAGAATTGTATTATGATATATGTCAATTAGATGTAATGTCTGGAATCGAAATTGATAAGGCAAAAAAAGAATTTATCATCAATAATGGTAAAGAGCTAGATAAGTTACGTGAAAAGTATGATGAGTTTGTGCGTGAATATGAAGAGAATGAAGAAGGCGAATTAGTAAGAGGCAAAAAGCGTATGCCACACTTCTTCTCTCATATTTCTAAACAAAAGGGATATTACAATCCTGATAAGAAACATTATTGTAAATGTCATACTTCAATGGATTATTTGCAGACAATTATTAATGGATTTAAAATCAAGAATCCTTATAAAAAAGATTGGCTTCCTTTTGTATCTATATTAGACAACTCTTTATTTAGGACATCTAGCATAAATCAAAAACAGATAAATCGAATTTATAGTATTTTAAAGAAATACATAAATGAAAGGAAAAATATATTCGCCATTGATTCTGACTCAAAAGAAGAACGAAATGATAAAGCAAATAAGCTTAAAGTTGATTTAATTGCAGATATTGAATCAGAAACAATTGGTTTTTCAACATTATATCGTTTACTTTCTTCTCTTGAAGATAAAGAAAATTCTCAAATCAAAAATCTTTTATTAGAAGTTTTGTATCTTTGTGGTAATGATAGTTTTAATAAAGCTATTATCCAATCTAAAAATGAAATTCTCCAATTAGAAGATAATGGATCTGACATTAAATTATTTAATATTGGGTTTAAAATTACAAAAAAACAAGTAAATTCGGAAATCGAGTAAGTCTCAGATAACGAATTTCGTGACCAAATTTATTTTACATAGGAGAGGGTAGTTTTCTACTTATTATTTTTTTATGATTACTACCCTACTTCATTGTATTTCAAAGGAGTGATTTACAATACAACAAGAAAAAAAATATTACAATCAACGATTTATAATAAATCAAATTCAAAACGATACAGGCTGCTCTGCAAGAGATATTGGAAGAATATTATCGTCTTTGCGAGATTTGGTAAAGGATAAACTTAGTGATAGTGAAGATAGCGAATTAAAAATATTCCCTGGACTAAAAGTAACTTCAAGATATATACCAACTGAGCAGTCTAATCTTAATTTCTGTAATAATGGAACAATCAATTCAGATTTTCTATTATATCTTAATGGTGAATTCAGCCATAGATTCAAAGAAGAAATAAAACAATTACATAAAGCAAAACAATGAAATCAGCTTTTCTTGGCTGATAAAACAGAGAATATATAATTGTCGGAAGACATTAGAACAACGTCCTATACGGACGCAATATAACACAAATTAAATTCAGAACAGTGATTTAGATCTCGTATCATACTGAGGCAATAAAGTCCATAGAGACAATGTATGTGGTGCAAGCAGCCATAACTGCTAACTTTAATGTTAGGTTGGTAAACCTACGGATAATCAGCTTATTTGGTGAACTGATAAAATCTAAGAGATTCCATCGCTACTAATTCATTGGCGGTTCTGAACAATTCTAAAGATCATTTCTAAGATTGGTACATATTCATATTGTACTCCTCTTCTTATATGTATCGGTGACTGTGCTACAATTCTTGCAGTATGGTTGCCGATTATTCTTTTAATCTCTTATAGCTCAGTTGGTAGAGCATCGCACTGTTAATGCGAAAGTCGTAAGTTCGAGTCTTACTGGGAGAGCTTTTCTACTTTTGTAGGACTGGTTGGTTTCGGATCAGGAGATGTTAAATCTCAAAAATAAGCATGGCGACATGTATAAAGTGGTTCTTATCGTATTATAAGGCTGCGACTGTGAAATACAGTTTAACGGAAAACACATAAAATCTACGCCCAACCTTCTATTCAAGAACAACTGTTGGCGAATATGGTTGATTGGTGGGTGTCTTGAAATAGGCACTGTAGTAACACAGAAATGTGGGTATGATTTGTGTACTATTGGTGGGAATACCGCAAGTATAACCGCTGGTAGGATTTTGGTAATATCTCTTAAGTTGAAAAACAGGGATGGAATCAAAAAGCAAGGAGATCGCAATTCGAGCAGGATGGTGATGATTGGGCTGTACTCAAAAGGTACGGATGATCAAATGTACACCTCATCGTCCATAATAAGTACATGCTTTTGAAAGAAATCAAATTATTTTAGGTAAATAATATTTAAAAGAAAATTACAAAACAGCAAAAGTGTGTGCGACCGCAAAGAGAAAAACAACTTATTCACCTGTAATATGGTGACATATAGCACTCGCAAGGTGTTATATGAGAAAGTACAAGTACGTGCAATTCTAATAGGCTGCAACCTATGAATCTCGCAAGGAAGAATGTGCCGAAAGAAAATCTATAATACTTTGTGGTAAGAGTTTGCCGGTTATGTCAAAACTGGTGTTGTTGCTAACTACAAGTTAATCGCTTGTGTGATAAACTGTGTCCAACCACAGTAGATGTTAGTGTATTGAGTCAAATATCTCAGCTCATATTAAGTAATGATCTCATACTTCGGTATGGGATTTTTTATTTAGAGTGTGTAGCTCAGTTTGGCAGAGCACTCGACTTTTAATCGAGTTGTCGATGGGTTCAAATCCCTCCACGCTCACTCTCTTCTGCTATTCGGCAGGAAATAAATCAAGAAAGAAGTGAAAATTATTTTATTAATTAACAAAACAGAAGCCTTTGCAATGAGGAAACTTGTTGGAAATGAGAATGTAAAAAAAACTTATAGTGGTCATTCTAAATACTATCTGGTTGAGTCTTATCAGAATTTAAAGGCTTTAAGTAATTATAGAAAAAGTAAAATCGTTGGATAGAGACGAAATCTAAAATGAAAGGTGGTCGGAAACCATCGGTACAATGAAATTTTATGATACTAATGCTATTTTAAAACTACAGGACAAAATTTTTGAGGAAGATTTTATCATAAGTTCTGTAACATTACAAGAATTAGAGCATATTAAAGTATCTCGAAACAAAGATGATCATGTAAAGTATGAAGCACGAAAAGTTTTGCACCTACTTGATGATAATTCGGATAAATATGAAGTTGTTGTATATGACAACGCAATTGAAAATTACATACTTGAGAAAAATATGGAAATAACACCTGATACTAAAATAGTTGGTAGTTGTGCATTTGTAAATACAATGAAGGATGTTATTTTTATTACAGATGATATTGCTTGTAAAATGATTGCAAGTAAGATATTTAATCTTACTGTAAAAGGTGTAAATGATGAGCCAGTAGATGATTATAGTGGATTTATTGAGAAGACACTTTCAGAGTCAGAAATGGCTTATTTTTATGAACATTTGCAGGAAAATACCTATGGATTACTTGAAAATGAGTATCTTATCTTAAAAGATTCTAATAGTCATGCCGTTGATACTCTCGTTTGGCGAGAAGGAATGTACCAAAATATTAAATTCCCTAATATTAAATCAGATTATTTTGGCGTAGTTAAACCTCTTAATGGAGATATTTATCAGCAAATGGCTTTAAATAGTTTCTCTAATAATCAAATTACTATGATTAAAGGTTCTGCTGGTACAGGAAAATCATATCTTGCGGTTGGATATATGATGTGGTTACTCGAAAAACACAAGATTGATAAAATTGTGATTTTTGCCAACCCAACTCCTACTATGAATTCGGCTAAGATTGGATTTCTGCCAGGAACACAGCTAGATAAGCTCGTTGATTCAAGTATTGGTAATATGCTTGCTGGAAAACTTGGAGACAAGTTTATGATTGAACAGCTTGTGTCAAGAAACAAGCTTTCTATATTACCGATGTGTGATATTCGAGGATTTGATACAAGTGGTTTAAATTGTGCGGTCTATATTACAGAGGCGCAGAATTTAGATATATCACTCATGAAACTTGCATTACAGAGAATTGGAGAAGATTCAATCTGTATTATAGATGGCGACTATAACACTCAGGTCGATCTCAATCAATATGCAGGCAATAATAATGGTATGAGAAGAATGTCTGAGGTATTCAGAGGACATGATTTCTATGGAGAAATTGAATTACAGAACATCTACAGAAGTAAGATTGCTGCTGTAGCTGATGACATGTAAAATATTATGAAATTGGAGGCTAAATGCCTATGAATAAAGATTATTTACAGTTAGAGTTTGATAGTTTAGGAAATGAAGCAAATTATAAACTTGCAGATCCGACTCTTGTTGATTATTATAAGCGATTAAATAATCGTGAAATTCTCATCAATCAAGATATTGATGACGGAATTGTAGAATGGACTCAGGAAATAGTTGAATGGAATAGAGAAGACAAGGATATAGCAATTGCCGAAAGAAAGTCAATTAAGATTTGGATTAATTCAAATGGTGGTTCTCTTAATGCAATAAACGAGCTTATTAATATCTGTAATCTTTCTAAGACACCAGTTTATGCTATTGGAATGGGAAAATGTTACTCCGCAGGAGGGCTTTTGCTTATGGGTATCCCAAGGGGCAACAGATATATCCTGTCGTCTACCGAAGCACTTATTCATGATGGTTCTACAGGTAGTTACGGAGATACTGGCAAGGTACTTGATGATTTAGAGAGAACTAAGAAAATCGAGGAAGACACAAAACAGTTTATTTTAAGTCATACAAAGATTATTGAGAGTGAATATGATAAAAATTATCGTAAAAATTGGTGGCTAGACGCTAACGAGATTATTGAAAAAGGTGTAGCTGACCACATTATTACAGATATTGAGGAATTATTTTAAGGAGGGCGCACTGCTCTCCTATTTTATTGGAGAAAAAGGAGAAAATATGGTAGATAGTAAAATTAAGAAAGCAACTGTTAGTGCGGCTAAAAAGAATATCACAGCAAGTGGAGTAAGAATTGAAAATGGAACCTTCGTTGACGATGAAGGTTCTATTGTAGATCGTATTGCTGAGAAGTTACCAAAAGGTACAACTATCTTTGATATTAAAATCAGTATTGAGATTTCAGATGAAGAGTCTGAGTCTGCTGAATAGAGAGTAGGTGGATGTTATAATCGACTTACATAGATTAGAAAATGAAACAGATTTTGAATGGAAATTAAGATGTTGTCTTGCAAAGAAACGTAAAGAGACAGATATGGATTGGATTGAAATTCGAGATATGCTTGGATTGAACATTACACCAGATCAGCTTAGAAAACAGGCAGTCGGATATGAAGAATATGATAATTATATTCACAACTGCGAGGGTGCATCTGAAAGAATTTTATGTGTGTCAGATGTTCATATTCCGTTTAATTTACCTATTGATATTTTTACAAGCTATAAGGGAATTGTAGATACTTTAATAGTCAATGGTGATTTATTGGATTGTTTTTCATGTTCTGCATTTCCTAAAAAATTCAAAGTAAATCTTGATGAAGAACTTGTTTTAGGAAGACAGTATATTATTGATTTAATCAATCTGACTACACCTAAAAAGGTAATGTTTGTGATGGGAAATCATGAATACCGTATGCAAAGATACTGTTCTGATAGATTATCAAACGAATTACTTGGCATCATCCCAACAGATCCGCTAGGAATGATTGTAGACGATGGATTCAAAGTTAATGATGAAAGAAATAAAACCCAGACACAATACTCTTCTATTCGTGAAGTGTTTGAAGATTCAAATATTGAAATCGTTTATGATAAAGAATGGTGGATAAAAGAAGGTAATGTAATTTTCTGTCACCCATTAAATTATTCATCTGGTATGTTAAAAACAACAGAAAAGGCAGTCAATTATTTCTTGCGTGTAGATCGCACATTTACTGGAATCGTAATGGCTCATACCCATAAAGTAGGAAGTTTTACTCAAGGTGGAATAAAAATGTATGAGCAAGGTTGTGTGTGTGATTTGGATAAGCTGGATTATAACAACGGTAAACTTATAATTCCAAATCAGAACGGGTTTATGTATCTTGCATTGGATTCAAATGGTGACATTATTGATTCCAAGACAAGAATTATTACTAATTTCATGACAAAGTAGACCAAGTACGAGTGACTTGGCTTTTATATTATGCATAAGTAACTATGAAAATTGGGCTAATTTTCTACTTTTAATTAGTCCGATTGTATAGAAATTGTGATGTTACTGTCACAATTGTAAGTTATGAGGGAGTGTACTCAAATGAGACGCTACCCTCTTTTTGTATTAAAAAAATAAATAATTGAGAAAAAAGGAGAAAATTAAAATGACAAAGAACGAGGTATTAAAGGCAGTAGTAAATAAAGTTGAGGGAGCTTCACAGAAGGATATCGCAGTTATTCTTGATGCTTTTGCTGATGTAATCACAGAGACATTAACAGCAAATCACGCAGAATCAGTTGCAGTTGGAAAACTTGGAAAGTTTAAGGTTAAGACAGTTCCAGAGCGTAGAGGAAAAATTATGATGGGCAATCGCAAAGGTGAGGAGTATGTAACTCCACAGCATGATGAGATTTGCTTTAAGATGTCAAAGTCTGCAAAACAGCTCTAATTCTAAGGTGGTGAAAATATATTGAAAACATTTGGTTTTACAGATACAAATGATTTTGCTGAATTTTTAGCAGATACTTTTGACAAGCTGGATGTTTGTACAAGAGATTATGACGATGATTGTTCAGAAATTGTAGTTGTGGCTAAGTATGATGTGATGAAAGATGTTCTTAATTCTGTTATTAAGAATACGAATTTTAAACTTGCTTCTTGTAACGATTTGAATGATCCTTATTTGGACGGTTATGATGATGCATTTATTCTTAGTATTGATTCTGAAATGAATGTATGTGTTCAGGTTGCTAAGTATGAGGGAAGTGATACTTATATCAATATGAATGAGACAGACATTGTGTTTATTCATGGAGATGTAAGTTCAGCTTTTGTTAAGGACAATAAAGATTCTGGATGCATTATTCATGAATTCAACATTGGTGATGACGCTGAAGATGTAGACGATGATTGTGATGGTAATTGTAAGAATTGCAGTTGCAGTGACGTAAGTGATAATTCTCATAAAAATATTACATTTGATAAAGATGAAAACGGAAAAATTCACGGATTTACTTCTGTTAAAAGTGATGTTAATGGATATGAAAAGCGTGAATTTTATTCTAGTAAGCCGATTGATTTAAGTGATTTTGACGAATATAATTCGGTTGGAAGATTATTTGATTTGCTTGATTTTATTTTTTAAATATTTGGAGTGTGCGGTGTATGCTGCACACTCTTTTTTGTATGGGTAATTAAACAACTACGGAGATTGGCGAAACTGTAAATTTCGTGGCTTTTGCATCGAGTGGGTTCGACTCCCTCATTACCCACTTTTGATGTTTCTGTGAATGGAAACAGGGAATAGATATATGTGCTCATGATTAGTGTCATAGCTGATTGTGGGATTTATGATGAATATATAAAAATGCGACAAGAAGCGGTTAGTTAATGATACTACTGCTTCTTTTTTGTTATATGAAAGGAAGTGAGATTTAATGGGTAGAAAAATACAGCATAACAATATTGTTACTGATGAGTTATTGGCTCAGTGCAATAAAGAGAATATAAAGTTAGGAAATGACTTTTTGGATTATCTTCGTTCAGTTGATAGATCCCCAAATACAATCAATGCGTATAGGCGTGACCTTTTTATTTTTTGGGTTTATCTGCTTCAGCATTGTGACAACAAATTCTTTATTGATTTATCTAAGAGGGATATTGCTCATTATCAGAGTTTTTGCCTTACTGAATATAAATGGTCGCCAGCTAGAATGCGTAGAGTAAAATCTACTCTTTCTTCTCTTTCAAATTATGTGGAAGCTATATTGGACGATGAGTATGAAAATTTTAAACCGATTATACGCAAGATTGAAAATCCTGCAAATGAGAAAGTATTTACTAAAACTGTATTATCCGATGAACAAGTACAGGGTATGCTTGATTTTTGGGTTGAAAAAGGTAAATATGACAAGGCTTGTATTTTAGCATTAGCTGCATTTAGTGGCAGACGTAAGAGTGAGTTACCACGATTTAAAGTATCTTATTTCGATGATGAAAATATTATATACGGTTCTTTATATAAAACACCTGAAAAGATTCAAACAAAGGGAAGAGGCTCTAGGGGCAAAATGTTGACGGTATATACACTTGCAAAACCGTTTAAGCCATATTTTGATTTGTGGATGAATTATAGAAAAGAACACGGAATTGAATCAGAATGGTTATTTCCAAAGAAAGTAAATGGAGAATATATAGATGAACCTATGGATTCAAGCACTCTTGACAGTTGGGCTGATACATTTAGTAAGCATTTAGGAGAAGACTTTTATTTTCACAGTCTTCGTCACTTCTTTACAACTTCTTGTTCTCGAAGCGGTCTTCCTGATGATGTAATTCAAATGCTAGTTGGTTGGAGTTCGCTAGATATGGTATCAGTGTACAAAGATATTGACGCTGATGAGCAATTTGCAAAATATTTTGCTGATGGAGAAATAAAACAAGTAGAACAAAAATCACTTTCTGATTTGTAGACAATCCCGATGAAACTTTTGTCTAACATTATTTTTCCACTATCAGCCATAGAAATGTTCGTGCTTCTCTGCGTTAATGAGAACCTTAATTGTCGGATGAGAGACAATAAACCTTATCAACTGGTCTTTGCTCCGAAGACTGAAAATATGTGGAGAATAATCAATAAGCATGAATGGATTGCGAAAGTTTTCTAATTTAAAACTGCATGTGTACAGTGCAATATCAGCTAGTTAGTGCTTTATGCTGATTATACTTGGCTCTATAGTATAAAGGTAATTATATCCGACTGTCTATCAGAAGATTTGGGTTCGATTCCCAATAGAGTCGCTGTGTTAGTAGCTTAGTAGGTTAAAGCGTCAGATTGTGGTTCTGAATATCGTGGGTTCAAATCCCACCTAACACCTAATGATTAAAAGGAAAACGAAAAAATAAAAGAAAGGAGTGTACATACAATGGCAAGTAGATTATCTATTGAAAATGATAGATTAAAAGTCGGTCAAGTAAAACGAGTAACATCGAATAATGGAAATAAAATTGATTCTATTACTCTTCTGCTTAATGAATCTGTGGAAGTTTTATTTGCACCAAATGGAAATACATTGGAATTTACGGTATCAAATCCAAATATTGATATGAGCAATTTGGACTGTACTATTGATAAAGAGACTTTAAGGGACTTAGTAATCAGTTTCAAAGATGCTTATAATCAGATAATTTCAAACGAAAGTGAGGGGACAAATTCATGAAATTAGATCAGAAATTTAATGTAGAAAATGACATCGCAAGTGTAGATATTACTGTTACAAGTCTTGGCACTGCTGATTTGACAAGTGAGCAGGAAAAAGAATTACTTGCAAATTACAATAAGTATATCGAGTATAGTAAAATACAGTTCAAGGGAAATATCAAGCTTAATAATGGTGTTCCAGAAGTAACAACAGATCCAAAAGACGATTCTACTATTGTTGAATTGGAGATTACGGATGTAACAAATGAGAGAAAACTTATCAATGAAGATTTAGCATTTCATTTTGAAAGAGATGTAACAAAATATCCTGATACAGTATTAAATACTGTTCTTGATAAGAAGGAACTGTATGCACAGGCTCAGTGTGTATTATTTGCTACAAAAGTTAAGGAAGCTGTTACTGAGAAGTTAGCTGAAATTCGTGCGTTGAATAATACTTTCGAAGGAACTACAGAATATACTCTGTAAAAAATAATGGGTGGTACTCTTCCACCCTAAATATGGGGCATTAGTCAAAAGGTAAGACAATGGATTTTCATTCCATGAGTATCGGTTCGAGTCCGTTATGCCCTATTTTTTATGCGGTAAGCCTGATGTGAAAGCTTATCTTTTGGATGCATACGAAATTTAGTGTGTAAGTTCAACACTTACTACCGCCCTATGCCCTTTGCGGTCTTCGGACTGGTACTGTTGTAACAATAGGATACGTCCTATGCAGTTTAGATGAAAGCTCGCCATTCGAGGATGGAATGAGAAAGGCAATATCATTTTGGAATTTTATCAAATATCAATTTTCTTAACTTGAGTTGATATTTATCATAATGAGATTCCCAATCAAATTCTTTTGTATTATCTAAGATATCTTGTTTGAGATTTTTGAGTTGTTGTTTATCTGTTTTATGCTTCATGATAATCGGTAATTCGTTAATCTCGTTCTCATAAAATAAAATGGTTGCAATAATACAATTCTTATTGGCAAACAACGCAACTAATTCTTGTTTTGTACCCAATACAATTTCAGCCATACCTACTACTCTATTCGTAGTCATAGCTTTACGAAGAAGTTCATATTCGATTTCTGACTCCATTTCAGGAATTAAATAATATGATTTATCTATGAGTAGGTCTGATATTTCTTTTGATTTACAGAAATATTTTATTGAAAGTGTTCTATCTTTGTTTGATGTAATTGATTCTATATCATATTGTTCCAAAATAACATACTTATCTTCTGCATATTTATATCCTTTTACAATATCTTCATTGTGGATTTCTTTATTACAAGATGGACAAAATTTGATATAACGCACTCTTTCTTTGGAGTCTTTGCAGAGTTGATTAAGTTCTATAGAACTGTTGTGTGATGTTTTTAACATTTTTACGGGAATATATAAATCTTTGAATTGAATTGCAGTTTTATATGAAGCGTTCATGATAGTTTCTCCTTAGATACTTTTGGTTTAGTATATGGAGAAATTTGAAAAATATTATCTGGATATAGGACAATTTGGTAGTCCGCTAGTTTTGGGAACTAGACGTTGTAGGTTCGAGTCCTGCTATCCAGATTATGTGCGGTAAACCTGATGCCAAAGCCTATTTTGGGGATGCATACGAAACTTAGGTGTGTAAGCTCAACACTTACTACCGCCCTATACAGTTATAATCAGTTTGGCGACTGATTGGTAAATATTAAAACTTTTTAACCGACTTTCTATAGTCGGTTTTGTTATATAAAAAATCGACTAAATAAAAAGAAAGGATGGTATATAAAATGATTCTATGTTCGGAATATGGAGGTAAGCAAAATACAATTATCTGTAGCTTCGTATGTGATACGGTTGATGAAGTGCAGTATCTTCCGACAACTCAAAAAACAGGAAGCGGTTCGTTTGCAGATTTCAACCATTGTGCAAATATTGGTTCGACAGTAACTATTGGTAATAATGGTTCAACAAAGGTAATGATGTTATTCAGCTCTGGCTGGCAGGAGGTGTAAATTATGATTAGTGTTGAAACTCTTGTTGCCTCTAAAAAATTTACAAGTGAGTCTTTACTTGGTGGCGGTGCAGTCGTAGGAAAAAATGTCACTATCTCCTCTATTACTCCTATTGATGGTGGAAATAGAATTACATTTAGTTATATTCTTGATGATGGTACTGTAAAGACTTCCACTCTTGATGTTATGAATGGTGTAAACGGAACAGACGGAAAGAATGGTACTAAAGGTACAAAGGGTGATCCTGGTCAAAATGGTCAAGACGGAACGGATGGTATCGGTATCTTAAAAATTGAAAAGACAAAAACTGAAGGTCTAATTGACACATATGTTATCACATTTTCTGATGATTCGACTTTTGAATACACAGTTACAAACGGTAAAGATGGTACAGGATCTTCTACAGGCGAAGAAAACGTCATTGAATCTATCAAGGTTAATGGTGTCGCACAGACTGTTGCAGAGGATAAATCTGTTGATATTACTGTACCAACCGTAGATGTAGATAAGAATTATGTGGATACAGAACTTGCAAAGAAAGCAAATACTTCTGATATCCCATCACTTGACGGATATGTTACTGATGAAGAATTAAATGCAAAAGGCTATCTGACTTCTCATCAGGATATTAGCGGTAAGGTTGATAAAGTAAAAGGCAAGTCGCTTATTGCTGACACTGAGATTGAAAGATTAAAAGGTGTTAAGAACTATGATGATACGGAAATTAAGACTGAATTGGCAAAGAAAGCTAATTCTACTGATGTAACAAAAGAGATTTCAGATAAGATTGCAGAGGTTGTTTCTGATGCACCTGAAAGTTTTAATACACTAAAAGAAATTAGTGATTGGATTTCTGGTCATGAAAATGATGCATCTGCTATGAATAGTGCTATTAAGGATAACAAGAGTGCTATTACGACATTACAGACTGATAAAGCAGACAAGACAGAAATCCCAACAGTTCCAACAAATGTATCTGACTTTACAAATGATGCAGGATATCTTACTGAGCATCAAGATATTTCTAATCTTGTTATAGAGGAAGAAGGCAAGGGATTATCTTCTAATGATTATACAAATGAAGAAAAGACTAAACTTGGTGGCATGGGAACTTCACAGGGAAGAAATCTAATTCCGTATCCTTTAACAAATAGAATTACAAATGGAATAACATATACAGTTCAGTCAGATGGTTCAGTTTTAGCAAATGGAACTGCATCTGCGGAGAATAATGCCTATTATAATTTTGCATATAAGACATTAAAGCTTGGTGATACTTCTTATACTCTTAGTTGTGAAGGACTTCCAAAAAGTGTGTATGTATATGTGTATGATGAAACTATTGGTAAGGCGGTTGCAAATGTATCTGACACGCCAGTGACAAAGACTTTTGTTGGTGATTCAACACATACATATTCTTTATCAATTAATGTTGGTAAAGGCACTCCTGTTTTTAATTTAGAAATAAAGCCAATACTTGAAATGGGAACAATTGCTCATGCTTATGAACCTATTTCAGAGAGCAATGTAAATCTGAAAGACGCAATTGACAAAGTTTCAACTTCACAGGGTAGTTCACAGGGTAGAAATCTAATATCCTATCCATATTATAATGGAACAAGTTATGAATCAAATGGAGTTACATATACAGTGAATGAAGTCGATGGTACTATCACTGTCGATGGTAAAGCTACAAAAGAATCTGATTTCAGATTGATAAGTCCATATGATACTTCTGATAGGAAAATACTTGAACTTGGACAAACTTATACATTGTCAGATGGCGTGAATCAACCTAATACCAGTGGCTATCAAGCACCTGTTTATTTCCAGTTTGTAAGAATTGATACGACAAAGAATGATTTTAATTATGGTATCAGCACAAATTATGGTAATATGACTTGGACTGCTAGTGATGCTAATTTGTTACAGTATGGTATCCGAATTGTTGTTAGAAGTGGCGTTACTGTTGATAATGTAGTATTGAAACCGATGCTTGAAATTGGTGCTATTGCACATAGTTATGAACCAACTACAGAAAATAACATAAGTTTAAAGAAATCCATCGAAACAAAAGCTACCATCAATGATACGTCAACAACTTCTACCACAGAAACGTGGAGTGCAAAGAAAATCAACGAAAAAACAGCACAGAATTTTGACAAGAGAATTATTTTATCTGTAGGTAGAGGAACAAGTGGAGAATATACTGACACGGCTAACTTAAATAGTGCTTACGGAGCTTATCTTTATTGGGCTTCCACAGCAGGGCAAGATCAGTATTCAGTTGGTGTGATTTTATATGTTAATAAAGGTTGGATGATTATTCCTATAAAAGAAACTGATGGTGGAACAAATATTACATTTTCTATTAATGGGAGTATTCTAACAATGACAAAAAGTAGCAGTAATTTCCCTTCTGCTGGTGGAGTTATTGCTTTAGGATCTAGTATTTAATATTAAGCAGTTGAGTGGTTAATGCTACTCTTTTGCTTTGTTTGGAAGAAAGAGTCATTTCCTTTGGAGTGGCTCTTTTATTATATACACCTTTAGCTTAATTGGTAGAGCAACGATCTCCAAAATCGTCAGGTCTATGTTCGAATCGTAGAAGGTGTGCTAAGTGAAGTGAACTAAATTGTCAAAACATTCAAAATATTTGTACAAATGGTTTTATATACAAAAAATAGAGAGTATTGTCAACTCTCCATTTAATTATACTATTACCATAAATCAACGGTATTTTCTTTATTTACTTCTACCAAGTAATCTTCATCTACATTAAATGGTTCGGGTTTCTTATTGCACTCATAGCATAATGGAATTATGTACCATTTATTGCTTTCATGTGTTTTCTTAACGTGTGCTCCCACTTTTGCACGATTATAGCATTCCTCACATTGACAATATGTTGGGAATGGGAGTAAAGATTTATTTTCCCAATATGTTATCCAAGAGGAGCAACCTTTAGGATTTGAATATCTATCTTTTGATGTTCCGTTGATGTTTTTAACTTCAACCATTATATCATCTCCTTTTATAAGTTTGACATATTTTATCGCAATCTGTCGAATTAGTCAAGTGTAAATTGTGTAAAAGAGAATAAATATATAGCCAACTATGAGAGGATTGTTACTGTTTCGGTTGCAGGTAGTTGGATTATGGAGTGAGAAGCCTTTGACTGATCATCTTAGGTATAGTAGATACTCGCACTACTCTCTCACTCTATTTTAATTGGTTTTGCGAGTGGAAAGCGAGAAAAGAATATATGGGTAATTATAAAAGAAATGAAGAAAACAAAAAAGATAGTAATCAATGTGGAATTTATTCTATAACCAATAAATTAAATGGTAAAAGATATATAGGTCAAACCTACAATTTTAAATATAGATGGATGAGACATAGAAGTTATCTAAAGCACAATACTGAACACAATGCACATTTACAAAATGCATGGAATAAATATGGTGCAGAAAACTTTGAATTTGAAATTATTGAAAGATGTAAATTTGAACAGCTAGATGAACGAGAAATTTATTGGATAAACTATTATGATTCCAAAAATGCGGGATATAACTTTGCAGATGGTGGACTCGGATGTAAAGGTTATAAACACACTGATGAAGAAATTGCAAAAATGAGAATGATTCAAAATCCTGAACCAATTGTAATGCTTGATCTAAATGGTGAGTATATAAGAACTTTCGTCAGTGCAGGTGAAGCATGTGATTTTTTAAGCAAAAAGTCAACAAGTGGAATTAAAAGATGTTGTGAAAAAGATAAATATAAAAAGGCTTATGGATATATTTGGATCTATGAAAAAGATTATAAATCAGGAAACATAGATTGGAATTATTATTTATCTAAAAATAAAAATCTTCCTAAGCCAGTATTGCAATACAACTTTAATATGGAACTAATCAAAGAATATGCTTCTGCTTACGATACAAGCAGAAAAGGATTTAATTCTGCAACAGTATCGGCAGCTTGTAATGGTAAGTATGATACATATAAAGGTTATATTTGGATTTGGAAAGATAATCCAGAAATCTATTATAAAAATAAAGCCAAACGAAAAGAAAAGGCTTTAAATAATAAAAAAAGTAGAGAAAGAATTATTTTACAATATTCAAAAGAAATGGAATACTTAAAAGAGTGGACTTATGATGAGATTTTAAACAATAATTTTAATTTAAGAGCAATTCAAAGCAATTGCTCTGGACATACAAAAACATCACAAGGTTATATATGGAGATATAAATCAGAAGAGTCGGTTGCTTAAACTACTCTTCTTTTTTATTGGAATAAAAGGAAGGAAGTGACAGAATGGCTAAATTAATACAGCCTTTATCAGAACAAGAATTAAAGCAGGCTACATTAGTCAGTCTGCGCAAAGATTATGGTAAGCTATCCAATTTCTATCAAAGAATCATAAATGGGGAACTTACACTTTGTCCTAAATGCGGTCAATGGAAATCCACAAAGATAAATTTTTATCAGTCAAATACGAGTCCTGATGGCGTAGAACATTATGGATGTCGTGAATGTATCCTTAATGATTGTACAGATTATGACAAAGCCACAGATACAAGAATTGATAACAGAGAAAAAACGATTGAAACTTTTAAGCGTCTCAATTGGTATTTTGATGAAAATGTATATAATGACCAATTGAAAATATTAGCAGATGGTGTAGGTGAAAAGGTTCGTGGTACTGCCGCACAACAGTGGATTACTATTAGGGCTAGTCTTAATGACTATAAGTTTAAGACTTTTGCTGATTCCGTATTCTCAGATGAAGATGAAGAAACTTTGCAACTTACTTCCAAAAGATCACCTAGAAAAGAAATTATTAAAATATTCGGCTCAGGTTTTACATCGGAGGATTACTTGTATTTGCAAGATCAGTATGATGATTGGCGTAGTCGCACACAAGTTGATAGTAAATCACAGGAAACCTACATCATACAGATATGTTTTAAGCAGTTAGAAATTTGGAAGGCGCAGAAAGTAGGAAAAGATACTGACAAATTAGTAAAATCATTAAATGACCTTATGAATGGTGCAAATTTACAGCCACGTCAGAATGTTGGAAACGCTGCTACTGACAGTCTTACTTTTGGACAGCTCATCGAAAAATGGGAGTTGGAGTCACCTATACCAGAAGCCCAAGGTGAATTTGCTGATCCAGATCATATTGGAAAATTTTTACGAGTATGGTTCAAGGGAAGCTTAATGCGAGCCTTGGGGTTGGATGGTGGTTATTCAAAAGAGTACGATGATTATGTCCAGAAATATACAGTTGAAAAACCTCAAAATATTGATGATGACGATTCTGTTGATGAAACCATGTATGAAAAAGTATTTGGAAAAAACGAGGTCTAAATGCTTATGGGTAAAAAATTAACAGATAAACAGATTAAAGAAGATCGTACTAGTAAGATTATGAATACTGTTGCTCAAAGAGCATCCTATTACCGAGCCAACCCGCATAGATTTTGCAGTGATTATTTGTTCCCAGATACTCCAAATTTTTTAAAGACATTCCAAAAGATTTTAATTTGGGCGATGGTACATTCAGACTCATTTTGTTTTATTGCTTGTAGAGGTATTGGAAAAACTTTCTTAGTTGCCTTGTTTTCGGTAATAAAATGTATTTTATATCCAGGTACAAAGATAGTTGTAAGTTCTGCAACTTTCAAACAAAGTAAAGAATTGGTAGGTAAGATAACTGATGATTTTATGCATAGATCAGCTATGTTAAGGTCTGAAATAGAACGAACTAGTACAGGACAAAACGATTGTGGTGTATGGTTCAAAAATGGCTCATTTCTAGTTTGTAGAGTTGCAAATGAAAATGCCAGAGGCGCAAGGTGTAACGTACTTATAATTGATGAAAGTCGGCTTGTTCCAAAGAATATTATTGATGATATTTTTGTGCCTATGTTAAATGCCCCAAGGTCGCCTGGATATTTAAGTAAACCTGAATATTCTCATCTCGCAGAAGTTGGACAAAAATTGTTTTTAAGTTCGGCTTGGTATAAGCAAAGTGAATTATACTCTATGCTTAAAGGATATACAATAAACATGTTAAAAGATAATTCTAAATTCTTTGCATGTGACCTTCCTTATCAGTTATCTATCGCATCTAACATTATGATGCGTGAAACTATCGAAAATGTTATGGCAGATCCAGATTTTAATGATATTTCATTTATGATGGAATACGAAGGAAAATTTTATGGTTCTGGTGAAGATAGTTTATTTAAGCTTGATGTTCTTGAAAATAGAAGAAATTTGAAAACAAGTTTTAGGAGTTTAGAATATTATCGAAACACGAATACTAAACCACCTATGAAACAGGCAGGTGAAAAAAGGATTTTATCTGTGGATATTGCTTTGTTAGCTTCACGAAAACATAATAACGATGCTTCTTGTTTTATAATTAATCAGCTTCTTCCAAATGGAGAAATGGATTATATAAGTAATATTGTTTATATAGATACTGCTGAAGGTCTTGTTACAGATGAACTTGGAATTATGATTATGAGATATTTTTATCAGTATGATTGTGATTATTTATCTTTAGACGCAAATGGTGTTGGACAGTCGTGTTTGGATTTCTGTTTTGCGGATAGATATGATGCTATATATGGATGTACATACCCCGCTATTCAAACAGTTAATTCAGAAGATTTAAATGAACGATGCAAAATTAAGAATGCACCAAAAGTCATTTATGCTATTAAAGCAAATGCTAAATCAAATAATGATATGGCACTCGCATTAAGAGCAGGATTTCAAAATGGAAACATCAATCTTCTTATTAGTGAAAACAATATTGAAGATGAATTGTCTAATGTTATTAAAGGGTATAATAAATTATCCATTCCGCAACAAGTCAGAGAAAAAATCCCATATTTACAAACAACATTTTTAATAGAGGAACTTATCAATCTTGAACATGATATTGTAAATGGCTTAGTAAAAGTCAAAGAAAAATCAGGTATGAGGAAGGATAGATATAGTTCTCTTGAATATAATTATTTTGTTGCACAGGAATTGGCAAGAAAATTAAAACCTAAAAAGAATAACTTTGACATCACCAAAATGGTAGGTGTCTCAAAACGTCCTAAAAAATGGGGATTCTATAACTAAGGAAAGGAGGAAATCAGAAACATAAATGGCAACACAGAAAACAAATAATTCTGCAAAGAAATCAGTACAGACAGAACCATCGCCAACTCGTAAAAATGAGCTAACTACTTCTACTCAGAAGTATGCACAGATGATTAACTTTCAGGAATTACAACGTATCTTACAGCAGAACATATCAAAAGGTACATCGAAGACATATACTCAATACACAAAAGAGAAACTTAAATCATACATAAAAAGTCCTCTTGCCAATATTGACAATCTTCGTGATATATCTGCTTTCTTATATCGTATCAGTCATAACTATAAAAAGATTATAGAATATTATGCTTACACTCCTATCTTTAGTTATAACGTATCTTACAATACTCCCGATTGGGCAAATCCCCCACAGGATGCATCTGAATATATTAAAGGATATCAAGAACTCTGTACTCGATTAGAAAATATGGATTTGAAAGAAATGGGTTCGCAAATGATTGCCACTTGTCTAAGAGATGGTATTTATTGTGGATTTTGTTATGATGATGGAGATTCGTTCTTTATACATCCACTTGATCCAAAATATTATAAAATAGGTTCTCGTGCTGAAAAGGATACGTGGATTGTAAAATTCGATGCCTCTTATTTTGATTCTGGTAACAATAAGGATTTCTTATATGGTACTGGTAGTGAAACAGATTCAGAGGAAGGTTTATGGGATGATGTTTTTGTAGAAGGTTACGAAACATACAAATCAAAAGGTAATGATTATAAATGGTTTGAATTACCACCAGAGAAAACCATCTGTATTATATGTGGTGATGATCCAGTTGTGCCACTACCATATTTCCTACCAGTTTTTGTTTCTCTCTTAGATTTACTTGACTACGAAGCTCTTATTCGCTCTAAAACAGAACTTGAAAATTATGTTCTTCTTTTATCAAAAATCCCCATGAATGAAAACTCAGGCGAAGTAAATGATTTTGCCGTAGACCTTGAGATTGTACAGGCTACTCAAGCTGCGATTGATGAAGTGTTACCAAGTCTTGTTGGTTCAGCATGGACTCCATGTGAAGTCGAAAAGATTGAGTTTGGTAATAAAAATCAGGTTGATGATACTAATGTATATTCACAGGCAATCAAAAACTTATTTTCTTCTCTTGGTATATCGGAAATGATATTCAATGGTCAAAAATCAGGTTCTGTTGGTCTTAAACATTCTATCACAGTTGATATGACTCTTCCTATGGAGTTATTAAAAAGAATCGAAGCAAACATCCAGAGATATGTCAAATTAAATATCACAGAGGATTTTGAATTTTACTTTCATTATGTATCTGTATTTGACCTTGATGAAAAGATGTCTCAAAGAAAAGATAAAGCTACGTTGGGTATAGATACAATGGATTATGCAACGTTGGATGGTTCTTCACCTTCAAGAGTTGTTAATAATGCTTTTATGATGAGGTCATTAGGATTAATGAATTATTTTACTCCTCTCTCATCTTCATATACGCAAAGTAGTACGAGTGATAATAAAGGTGGCGGTCAAACTAAGAAAGATGACCAAATTGCAGACTCAACAGAGGAAACTCGTGACGCAGAAAAGAATGAAACAACTAAGGCAGAAAAATAAGGAGTAGTTGAATGGAAGGAAAATTTTTAATCACAGCAGATGCTACTACTGCTTCTGCTCTTGTGAAATGTGGTTTTCAGAAAATGAAAACTGGTAATAAAAACGTCTACACATTTCTGAATAATTCTTCAATTAGTTTTTCAGATAGTGTTGATATAAATAAAGTAAAAAGTACAAACATACTTACATTTTAGTCGTCTTCCTAGACGGCTTTTTATTTTGCCGGAAAGGAGGATAAATGGCTAAGAAGAATACAAAACGTCTTTTATTTATGGAAGATTTATATGATTTTTATTCAAATAAATATAAGCGTTCAACACATTTTAGTGCAGAAAAATCAGGACATCAAATTTTCGTACAAGTACCTGCCGAATTTGAAGTAGATAGAAACGCTGATTATAAGGATGAATCACTTCTGTTTTGCAAAGTCAAGTTAATGCATTCTGGCGAGAATAGAAATCATTCTAGCGTAACAGATGAAGCATTAAAGAAAGCTTCAAAAACATTGGCATACAAGCCTGTATTGGCAAATTTTATGGAATATGAAGACGAAGAAACTGGTGAGACATTAAAAGATTTCACTTCGCATGATATGGAATTAAACGATGATGGCTCGGTAAATTACATCGAAAAACAGGTTGGCTGTTTTACATCTGATAAACCATTCTTTGAAGTTGAGGAAGAAACTGGACACAACTTTTTATATGGATATTGTGCTATTCCAGTTGATTATACTGATGCAGCTTCAATTATAGAAAGAAAAAATGGAACAAAGATTAGCGTAGAACTTGCCGTTAATGAGATGGAATACTCTGGGAAAAATAAGATTCTTGAATTAACTGATGTTGTTATTATGGGTGCGACTTTACTTGGCAAAGATCCAGACACCAAAAAAGATATTGGTGAGGGGATGCTAAATGCAAGGTTAGATATTGCTGATTTTAATGCCAAAAATAATAGTCTATTTTCAGACTATGATTCTACTTTAATTGATTTACAAGAACGACTCGAAAAACTTGAGTCTGCTTGTTTCAATAATAAAAATGATATTAGTGGAAAGGAGGAAACAATCGAAGTGGAAAAGGAAAAATTTGAAGAGGAAGTTACTGAAACTGTAGAGGTGACTGAAACAGAAGAAACCACTGAGGAGGAAGTAACTGTAACAGAGAATGAATCTGAGGAAACAGTCGATGAAACCTCCGAAGAAACAACTGAAAATGCCGAAGAAGATTCAGTTGAAAATACACAGGATGAAACTACAGATACAGGTGTAATAGAGAATGAATCTGTAAATCCAGAAAAATATTCTGTAACAATGTCTGATGGTTCTGTAAAAGAGTTTTCTTTATCATTAGATGAGATTACTATGTCTCTTTACAATCTTGTTAATCAGATGTATGGAGAAGCAGATAATGCTTATTATGGCGTAACTGTTTATGAAGATAATACTCTTATTATGTCTGATTATTGGAATGGAAAATATTACAGACAGTCATTCAATAGAGATGGAGACAATTTCTCATTAGTAGGCGATAGAGTTGCTGTTCACTCTGTATGGGTAACTGACGAAGAAGATGCTTCTCTTAATGAGATGCGTTCCAACTACTCTTCTGTTGTAGAAGAATTAAACACATATAAATCTGCTGAAGTATTTGCAGACAAGATGACTGTATTTGATGACGAAGCATATTCAGAATATCTTGATACAGATGAATTCAAAGCACTTATGTCTGAGGATTCTGTAAACAAATATTCTAAGGAAGAGTTATCTGAGAAGGCTGATGCCACTCTTGGAAAACTTGTTAAAAAGAATAAGACGTTCTCTTTTGCAGGTGAAACACCACAGAAGAAACATGTGAGCAGAGTTGCATTTAATGCAGAAAAAGAAACGGAAGATACATATAAACCATATGGCGATCTGTTTGATTAAATCAAAAACTAAATAACTTTATGAATTAGCACTTATGGAAAATCCATAGGTGTTTTTTATTGCACAAAAATTAGAAATTTTAAGGAGGAAATAAAACTATGGCTAGTAATTTCATTTCATATACTAAGCACGGTGTTGCTGAGTCAACTTTACTTAAGGCTACAAAAGTTGGTCATCACTACAACTTAGTAAATGAGTCTAAGGATATTGACAATGGTTCTGTTGCTGTAATTGGTGACAGAAAGAAAGCAGATGTGTTTGAAGCAAAAGTTCCCGCAAAGGGAGACAAAATTGTTCTCATTTTAACTGCTCCAAAGATTTATGAGGAATATACAACAAAGATGCAGGAGGAATCTAACTTCTACAACGGTAAGGGTGAAGTCATGAGAGCTTACGAGATTCAGGACACTGATAGATTCACACTTTCTACAGAAGCTTTCAATTCTGATGCAGAATTAGCTGTTGGAAAATATGTATTCGTAGATGGTACAGACTTCAAGCTTACAACTGGTGAGAAACCAAGTATGACTGAGTATGGTTTTGTAGGACATATCTACGAAGTTGCTGCAAATGGAAATTATCGTATTTGGGTAGATAAGAATGCCCAGGTATATGCGTAATTCGGTAGAAAGGAGGATTAATATACTATGCAGAGATTAAGATTTAATGAAATGAGCGATGTAATCGTTGAAAAGTTTGATGAGACAAAATATAAGAACTTCTCTCGTCTGTGTGTTGACACAGCAAAAGGTACTGTAAAGCAGTATTCTATCGAAGAAGCAAATGATAAGATTCGTAAGACAATTATCGAGATGGCAGGTCTTTCTGAGACTCCGACTCCTAATGAGGTAAGAAAGGCATTTAAGAAACAGTCTGTAAGAGAAGCCGTATTCGAGGTTATCGAGGAGACTGTTGAAGATACTCTTGTATCTGGTTGGACAAGCTCACCTGTATTTCAGAAGTATGTAGAGGTTAAGACTCTTGCTCTTGGACAGACAAATAAGTTCTATACAAAAGATCCTTGCATTATCACTGTTGCTGAGATTGCTGATGGTCATCACAGCATTGAGAGACAGAGACTTGGTGCTGGTAAGGAATTCGGTGTAACTGTTAAGTCTTATGGCGCAAAGGTTTACATGGAAATGTCAAGATTCCTTCAGGGCGTTGAGGATTGGAGTGAGTTAATCAATAAGATTGCAGAAGCTTTCACAAGATTAATCAATACTCTTCTTCATGAAGCTGTTATGAGTGCTGGTACTTCTCTTCCTGTTCCTACTAAGTGGAATATCCGTGGTGAGTTAAATGCAGCTAACCATGATAAGTTTGTAAAGCTTATTTCTGATGTTCAGCTTGCTACAGGTGGTGTTGCTACTATCGTTGGTACAAAGGTTGCTCTCGCAGGATTAAAGAATCTTGGAGATATTCAGTGGATTTCTGAAGCTGCAAAGAACGATGTTTATAACACTGGTAGAATTGGTACATTTGAGGGCACTCAGATTATCGAGCTTCCACAGGCATTTAAGGAGAATGACGTAGAGCATTACCTTGAAGACGATACAAAGCTTCTTATTCTCCCATCTAACATCGACAAGTTTGTTAAGATGTACTATGAGGGAATGGATGAGACTAAGGAAGTATCTGAGTCTGGTGATAATGCCGATGATACAAAAGAGTACGAGTTCAAGTCTCGTTTTGGTATCAAGACTATGACTAACACAAGATTTGGTACTTGGACAATCGGTGCGTAATCCATAGAAATATTGGGACTGTATATCTAAATGATATGCAGTCCTTTTTGAATTGAGTGAAAGGAGAAAATATAAATGGCTTATCAGAAGAAAGTTACAACTACTTCTGCCGCAAAAACAAAGGTAGAAGATGCAAAGGTTGAAAAAGATACAGTAAAGGAAACAGTTGCAGAGGTTAAGAAACCTAAGAAGTATGAACCAGATGATTTAATTCCATGTCGTTCTATGTATGCAGGTACTCTTCTATTTACTGGTGATAAGACAAAGATCACATATGAGTTTAGTAACATGGGCGATTTCAGATATATTGAGTATCAGGACTTACTCTCAGCTTTACTTGTTCGTAAGAAGTCTTTATTTGCGCCTTATATCATTATTGAGGACGAAGAATTACTTGAAAATGTACATTGGCAGGAAGTTAAAAAAGTATATGATGGTTTATATGATAGAGAGGATTTAATAAATCTTATCAATCTTCCTACTATGCGTTTTAGTGAAGAGTTTAGAAAACTTCCATCTGGTTTCAAAAATACAATCGCAACAATGGTTTCTGAAATGATTTCAGAAGGAACTTTTGACAGTATGAATAAAATCAAGATTATTGATGAGGAATGTGGTACTGATTTAAAGTTACTTGCTGAGTAATATATTGGAGGTGTTATATGAATATCTCCTACGAAAAAGTATTCGACAGATACTTTGGTTTAATTGATGATGTCAAAGAATTGTCTTTAAAAGAGTCTGATTTGCATGAAATATTAGCAGAACGTTTACATTCTGCTATCTCTAGTCCATTTATTCGTAGATTATTTTCCACATTAAAACTTGATGACGAAATGGAACAGTTTGAATTTGAATTAACAACTTCTGTTGATAAGTATTCTGACGAAGAATTTGTTATTGAACTGTTTAGCAAAGGTATGGCTATCAAATGGCTTGAACCAAAAGTTAAATCATTGGAAAATACTATAAGATTTTTCGGTGGAAAAGAAGAAAAAAAATTGAAGGATGATTTTTCACTGAATAAAGCATTGCTGAAAGAAATGAAGATTGAACAGCAGAAACTTATTCGTGATTATGGTTTTGCTTTTAAACCATATTCGTCAACGGAGTCCTAATATGCAATACATATATGGTGACTTCACAGACAAGCAAATCAATGAAGCAGTTCGTGCAATGCATGGTGATATTCACAAACTACTGCTCTATAAAGACAAGACAATTGAAGAGAAAATATTTGAAGATGATGAAGCATTTCTCGTCTTCTTTGAGAATGTTATGTTTAAATTAGGTGGCACAAAAACCTTATTTAATGATAACGGACTTATGGTAACTCTTATGGCAACCTTACAAGGTGCTATGGATAATTTCAAGAGCGACCATTTTAGTTACAAAAAATTCCGTAGAGCAATCTTGGATTCTCACGGATATATTAAGCAGATGTTTGAGGAGGTGGGTTGCGATGCCGAGTCTACAAACAGCTAGGCGTGTCGCAAACGCCAAGAACAACGGTGCTAAAACGATTGGTCAGATTTATAAGGAAGAATCTGATTGGGCGATGGAACAGACATTTGAAAACGACATCGCTACAAAGACTTGTTACATCTATGACCATTTTCATGATGATTTCTTCACAGATGAACATGGAATTACACGTTCACTTGCTGAAGGTATGACATACGAAAATACCAATAAGACAAAAATAGACGCAAAGTTTATTATTAAATCTTATCAGTCAATGGATAAAGATCAAGTGGAATACTATCTTATGTTTCGTCCAAGTCAGCCTGTAAGATTCAATGAAGGTGATGACCTTTATTATTATGAGACTGATTTTAGGAAACGCTATGGAGCGACATTTCCGATAGGGTTAAATATATAGCCCCTTATATTAGTAATAATATAAGATAACTCTTTGAATTGCTGGAAACCCCTTAGAGCTTTATAAACTACAGCATAATGATGAAATATACATAAGTGCGAACGTTTTGAAAATTATAAAGATTGGGCAATCAGCAGCCAAGCCTCGAACAGAGGAAGGTTCAACGACTAAGTGACTCAAGTGAGTCCTGTGGAGAGCATCCTTTTGGGATGAAGATATAGTCTGAACTTCTTACGAAAGTAAGAGAAATTAAATTATGTAAAATTAAACAGAGAATATTAAGACCAGACAGAGGGTAGCTTCCTTTTCTTTGTACTCCTAATACAAAGATTATGGTCTTTTTATTATACAAATTTTTAGGAGGAATTTGATATGGCAAAGAAAACAACATATACAGAAAAATTGATAAATGAGTTAATTGATTTATATGATAAAGGTTATTCTGCGAAAGAAATAGGTGAAAAATTAGGTTTAGATCCTGGTACAATTATTCTACATTTAAAGGAACATGGTATAAAAATAAGAAAAGTAAAAATCACACAAGGGATGATAGATCGTGTATGTAAAGAATATCAAGAAGGTTTGTCTCAAATAGAAGTTGCGAAGAATAATAAAACTTCACCAGTAACAGTTCGTAGAATTTTAAAGGAAAACGGCATTCCTATAAGAAAACAAGAAGAATGGTTGCGTAAATATGATTTAAATCAAGAATACTTTGATACGATTGATACGCAAAATAAAGCATATTTTCTTGGTTTGTTATATGCAGACGGAAATGTATCCAAAAGTAATAATGCTATACAAATAGGTTTAGAAGCAAGAGATTTACATATTTTAGAAGCTTTTAAAAAGGAATTAGAGTGTGGTGATAAGCCGTTATCTTTTGATCAACGTTCAAAAAATAATCCAAAACACAAAGATATGTTTTCTTTATGTATTAAAAGTGAACATATGCATAATTCATTATGCAATTTAGGTGTTGTTCCTCAAAAGTCTCATATTATTAAATATCCTTATTTTATTTCAGATGACTTGCAGAGACATTTTATCAGAGGTGCAATGGATGGTGATGGATGTGTTCATGCAACTAATTTGAGCAATGAAAAAGAAATTCGCTCGGTTGATATTTGTGGAACATATGATTTCTGTAGTGGATTAAAAGAAGTCATTGAAGATAATTTAAACATACACTGTTCACTCATATTATCTAATAAAACAAGCAATATCTATAAAATGACTATATCTGGTAGAAATCAATCAACAAAATTTCTTGATTGGATATATGAAGATGCAGAATTATATTTATATAGAAAATACGAAACTTATTTATCAAAATACAAATCAAAAATAGCATAATTTAACTTAATAAAAATAACGAATTTATTAAGAACACAATTGTATATATTGACGTTCCAGACGATAAAGGAATTTATCATAAGTGGATTGTCTGTCGTGATGAACCTGCAAATCAATTCCCAAAGTATCTGATTTTACCAGTAAATTACGAACTTACATGGATTGAAAAATCTGATGATAAGCGCATCAAGAGACGTATGTGGTGTTGTTTAAGACAGCAAAACTCCTACACAATCGGAACTTATACAGACCGATATTTTACACACACAGATAATCAGGATAAAATATGGTTGCCAATGAACTCTATTACAGAGAAGTTTTGGTACACTTCTGAAGACTCTAAAAATATGCGTGTTGTAGTAAGTGCTTTAACAGAACATCCTACCGTATGGACAGTGACCAAAGTTGAAAATTCAATGCCATTTGGTATTCAAAAGCTTACTATATATACAGCATTTTGGAATGAGCATACTGATTATGTTAATCTTGAAACAGGCGAAATGTATGCGAACTATTTCGATTCAGAAATCGCCCCAACAGATCCATCTACCCCAACCACTCCCCCATCTTCTATTACAGCAAGAATTTCAGCATCCACTTCAACTATTAAAGTTGGTGGCTCTTATAAAAATCTCACAGTAAATCTATTTAATGATTCCAATGAAAATATTACAACTGAATATGCTGATGCAACCTTTACATGGACTTGCTCTATTGATAATGAAGATTGGACAGATAAAGTAACATGGCGAGCTGGCACAGAGTACAACCAAAAGAAAGTAAAGTTTCCTAACGACACTTCTACTATCGGCAAAATACTGTCTGTTAAGTGCAAAATTATCAAGGATAACTTGCCGATTGAATCTGAAATTTTGTCGTTAGAATTGACTGAATAGGAGGTGTTTTATGGCAGAAAAATTAGTTACAAAGAATGATTTGTTAAATAAGCTTCGTGCGTATAGAACCACTCCTGATGATGAAAATATTCAGTATAAGAAAAAGATTGAAAAAGCACTTATGCTTAATCCATGTCTTTTATATGCACTTAATGAAAAATCATTAGAATCTGAACTTTTTGACGATGATGGTAATATCAACTGGGAATGGAACGAAGATACAAAAGAGTATGAACCTCTTGGGGAATGGGATAGATATTTTGGTGGGACTTCTAATATTCGTCCTTATTTATTTATTCCTGATACTCAGACTGAGGTAAAACATTATATCTGTTACCAAGTATCTTTTGATGAAATGCCTCGTTATCAAGATACATTAAAGTACACAAATATTACATTTACAATATTTGTTCACGGTAATGACAGAAATGACAAATTAACAGGTATTCCAAGGCATGATCTTATTGCTTCTATTATAAGAGAGCGATTTAATTGGTCTAATATATTTGGAATGCAAACACATCTTGTATCATCAAAGGAATCTACAACAGATAATAATTATCTTGTTCGCACTCTCGTATTCCAAGTTGTTGACACTAATGGAATTCATAAAACAACAGATAAAAAATCTTCTATCATGAATTACGGTATAAGGCGGTGATTATTTGGATGTATTAGAAACGTTAAATAATCTTCAATCTGCTGCTGAAGAAGATATAAAAAAGAAACAAGAAAAAAGTCATAATCCAGAATACCATTTTGACAAACTAAAAATGTATTTTGGTGAGGATTATACAATAAATGGTATTACCATTTCTATTCCAACTATAGGAGATATTTTAGATATTGGTGAATCAAAATTTTACCAAGCAATCTCTCCTTTTCTTAGTAATTCTACTTCCATTCGAGTTCTTCTCTATGATGTATTCAAAAAAGACTGGAATAAAACAAAAGATATTGAAGTGTTTTATATCTTATATCAATTGCTTGAAGATAAAGAACCGTTAAAATTACTATTCGAAGATTTTAGTTTTGATGGATTTGAACTAATTCAAGCAAGAAAAAATGTTGACGATCCAGAATACAATCATCTTGCGCTTTTAAATCAAGATAAAAATATGATTATTTATGATGATGAATATATGGAAATTGCTGAATTTATTCGAGCGATGATGAATGTTCATCCAAAGGTTGAAAAGGCAAAAGGTAAAACAACAAAACAATGGATTTTACAAGAAGATAGAATGAAAGCAGAACAGGATGATAAAAAGAAAGGCACATCGACTCTTTTACCACTTGTTTCGAGTTGTATAAATCATCCTGGGTTTAAATATAAGTTGGAAGAATTAAAACAAGTGAATATATGTCAGTTTATGGATTCTGTAAACAGAATTCAAAAATACGAACAGGGAACGGCTGCATTACATGGGATCTATGGTGGTATGGTGTCAGCCAAAGATATTCCCGAAGACTTAATCAATTTTATGGGCGATATTTAATCGCTCATTTTTTATTGCATAAAAATAACAATTTTAAAGGAGGAAAATAATTATGGCATTTAAATTAGGTGACGTAATCGTAGATAGACTTCAGTTTGGTTACGGTGCAAAGTCTAATGGTACACCTCTGTATGCCTTAACACAGCTTACACAGGCAAATATTGATATTACTGCTGACTCAACAGATATCAATGATAAGGATGGAAACCTTGTATATCGTAAGTATACAGGTAAGAAAGGTGAGGTTACTGCAACTAACGCATTCCTTAACCTTGCTGTTGTAGAGACTATTTCTGCTACTGATGCTGAGATTGCAACCGCAGATAATGGTATTGTTATGCCAATGATTCAGATCGTAAAAGCTGGCGAGACATTAGACATCACAGGATATGTAGATGGATCAATTCATGTAAATGCTCTTTCTACAAAAGGTTCTATGGGTAAGGACGAATTTAAGAAAGGATCTGCTGCTTCTGCTACTGAATATGCAATTAAGCATACCGATGCTTCTGGTGAGCCAGACAATACACCTGCGAGTGATGTATTAACACCGCCTATCGCAGATGGTGAAACTCAGTATATTGTCAAGTATAAGAAGACAATTAAGAGCGGAGCAAAGATTACTAATTCAGGTAAAAAGTTCCCTAAGTCTCATGAGCTGTTCTTCAAAGCACTTGTAGTAGATAAGTGTGAAACTGATGTATTAAAAGCAGCTATCATTCATATCCCTTCATTTATGCCAAGTCCTGAATTCTCACTTGCATTACAGGGTGGTGATTCTCAGACGATGGATTATAAGGGTTCTATGATGTTAAATGCTTGCTCTACAGATGGAGAACTTTTCTCTATTTATTATATTGATGAGGAAGAGGATGACATCGAATTATAAGAACACGTAGGGCAGTTAAATTACTGCCCTATTCTTACAGGGAGGAATAATGTCAAAAAAAGAATTGAGAACTTGTGTGCTTTGCGGTAAGACTTATTCATTTTGTCCAGTTTGTAATCCAGAAGATCGTTTGAAGCCAACATGGTATTTTTGTTGGTGCTCAGATAATTGCCATGAAATTGACGAAGTGACTTCTGCTTTTGAAGATGGACGCATGACAGATATCGAAGCAAAAGCAAAATTAGAAAAATTAGATTTAAGCAGAAAAGAATACTTTGGCGAAAGTTATAAGAATTCTATTGCTTCTATCATGAAGGCAAAAGCACAAGTTATTAAGAAAGAAAATAAAAAGACGGAGGCTAAATCTGTCAAAAAGGATATTGTTACAAAAGCCGAAAAAGAGGCTGAAAGTAATGTTGAATAGTGATTTTAAATAAGGGATTATAACATACCACTATTCAATGTTAGAATCCCTATTTTTTACGCTATTTACGTGAGGAATAAAAGGAATGATAATTGAAAGTAATTTAAAACCAAGGAATTATACCGAAAAAGAAGTTGTTCGTATATATAATCGAGATCAACAAACTTTTTACATCGACTCTAATGTTTATCCAGTGGATGTATATACGAGTTATAGCCCCAAATGTGAAAAGAAAATTATAATAATGACTTTTATTAGAAACGACACAAAAGACGTTTATAAGAAATGGTGTAATCATGAATTAATATAGGAAGGAGGAAACTATTATGATAGTAACTGAAAAAGATATTGCATTGTGTGGTCATGGATCAGGAACACCGTCTACTAAAAATATGTATACATACCTTGAAAGCAGATACAAAAGCATTGCTCCAAACGGAAAACATAAGGGAGCTATTGCAGTAAGACGATTAAAAAAAATTACTGATTCTGGACGAAAAAAGTTTCATGACACATATAAAACTATTCTAGGTCGGAACTCATATAATCAGTCGTTACGATCATATGCATATACTCCATATAAGGGGAAGTATTATTCAGACTGCTCTTCTAGTGGATGTGCTACGTTTAAGAAAATTGGATATAATGTACCATTATTAAACACGGCAGGAATTTATACAAGTTCATTGTTTGAAACTGTTCCAGTAAAGATTAAAAATGGTCATATTACAAATCCTGAAATTTTAAAGGTCGGAGATGCAATATTGTTTGTTGGATCTGATCCGTCTCGTCCAAAACAAATCGGGCATGTTGAGTATATCTATTCTATCAACAAAGAAACAACCACAACAAAACCATCTTCTATTTCTACAAGCAATTCAGCTTATTATCCAAAATGTAATAAATCATATACAACTCTTACAAAAGCCTTAGAGTCTGTACATATTGATTCTTCTAAAGAAACAAGAACAAAGATTGCAAAGGCAAACGAAATTAAAGATTACAAATTTACGGCAGAACAGAATAATCAGATGCTAATTCTTCTGAAAGCTGGCAAGTTAAAAAAGTTTAAATAAAAGGAGGAAAAATTATGGATGTAACATTTTTAACAAATTTTGCAGTGCCAATTATTGTTGGTATTTGCTTATGTATTGGATATGTATTAAAGAACATTGTAACAACTGACGCTGTAAATAAATATATTCCACTTATTATGGCTGTTTTAGGCGTTATATTAAATTCATGGATTAACATGTCTTTTACACCGGAAATTTTATTAGGCGGTTTGTTTAGTGGTTTGGCTAGTACGGGATTATATGAAGCATTTAAACAGCTTATTAAGAATTAGAAGGGATGATTATATGAATGGAAGCGATAGAAGAATTAAGTAAAATTGATTTTAATTATTTTGTCCTAACTTGTTTTATAATTATGTCTGGATTTATTTCTATATTTGCAATTATTGGAAAATTTTCTGAGATGATCGGAAGACCTGTAAAATGGCTTAGACAAAAAAAAGAAGACCATGATCTTTTAGTTAAAACGGCAGAAAATCTTAGCATATTACAAAGTAAAGAGCTTGAAGATGTAAAACAGTCAATTCGACATGATGAAATGATTAAAAGGGATATTACAAAGTTATCAGAAACGGTCGAAGGAATTGCTGCGACTCTCAATGATATGAAAGAAAAAGATAATATCACCGAAGTGAAAAAATTAAAAGAGAAACTTGTTGGATATTATAATAAGTATAAAAATTCTGATGGATGGACAAAGGTTGAAAAGGATGTCTTTTGGGATTTGTTTGAAGAATATGAAAATCGCGGAGGTGATGGCTATATTCACTCAATTGTAGAACCAGTTATGAGAGAATTAAAAGAAATTGATTAACCCATATTTCTCTATTATACCAAATATTCCATTAACCATGCTTATATATTTTTCCAGTATTATACAGTTATAAAAGAATAACTTATACACATACTTATTGCATGGATAATAAAATCGGAGAATATCGGTATAAAAATGACCTAACCCTCAAAGAACTATCTATACGAAGTGGAATATCTACTACAGCTCTTTCTAATTTAGAAAATGGATTGACAAAGGATATATTGCTTAGTCATGCCATTACATTATCAAGAGTATTACATGTAGATTTGTATGAACTATTCTGTATAAGGAAATGAGGAGGCGAGGTTTATGACGTATTTCAATTTAATTTGTGAGGAACATGAAATTACAGGAGGCAAGGTTATTCATATTGATAAAAATGTAGGAAATATGAATGACGTACATAAAATTGTAATCGAAAATGTAGATAAGTATCCCAACGCCAAATGGGAACTTTATCCAATGATTATTGACAACTAACCAAATACATATAACAATTAAATATAAGAAATATGAAAGAGCGGTTTCTTCAGAAGCCGCTCTTTTGCTATGTAAAGGAGTGAAAGGAAATAGCACAGAATCCAGGAAAGATTTTTGAACAGTCGATTAAAGATTCTGTCCCAAATACGTGTTGGATTTATCGTTTCAGGGATAATGCAGCATCGTTTGGGAATGGAAATAATACTAGATTTGCTAGTAGTAATATTTGTGATTATCTTCTATTTGATGATGATTCAAGGACATTGTATTTGCTCGAATTAAAATCAACTCAATCAACAAGTCTGCCATTATCAATGATTAGAGATAATCAAATTAAATCTCTGCAAGAAGCAAGTGAACATAATCTTGTCGCAGGATTTATTTGTAATTTTAGGAATGAAAATAACGACACATTCTTTATAGAAATCTGCGATTTCGTAAAGATGATGGAGAATATAGATAAGAAGTCGTTCAATATTAACGACTTGAAAAATAATAATGCTATTCAAATAAATAGCAGAAAGAAACGAACTAGATATACATATGACATTCAGAAGTTTGTAAACGAGTCACATTTGTAAAGGAGAAAAAGGAATATGAGACTTTTAGAGTTTGTAGAAAAGTATAACAACATGGCAAATAACACATTAAAGGAACAGTTATTAAGTAAAATCAAAATCACCCCATACATTTCAATTATCAAGAAAGATGCTTACGCACAGTTGATTGTAGATAAGACAACATTTGAGCAGGAATCTTATGATGATAACGGAGTAACAAAGTATCGTAAAACAGATAAGATTAGAGTAAATTCTGTTGCTCAGTATGTACAGTTTTGTCGTGCCGTAATTGAATTATATACTGACCTTGAGATTGACGAGGATGATAAAGGTTTTATCAAGGGATATGACGCACTTAAGTCATCTGGTCTACTTGATATTTTAATGGTTGGCTCTGATAAAGCTGATCCACTTATTCCTATAAGCGAATTAAGAGAATTTAAAACCATTTTAACAATGAAGCAATCAGACACTCAGTTTAATGAGACAACTACTCAGGCGTTTATTAGCAAACAGATTGGAAGGATTTCTGATTTGGCAAATGCTACTCTCACACCACTTGTCGAAGTTGTAAGTAAAAAGCTTGATGAGATCCCGAATGAAGATTTAGAAGATAAAATTCTTAAGTTTGCTAAGAAAGGCAATTTCAAAGAGGTCTAAGTAAATTCAAAATTCTTTGGAGGATTTATATGATTGAAGGAATAATTTATGGACTTATTGGTGCATGGTTTCTCAGTCTATTTGGAGTTGATAATATCTTTGTAGAAGCGTTGCAGCCATTTGTGAATTTCACATTAACAACAAGTCATTATTATTTCATATTTGGATTTGTTTGTATGGTATATGGAATTGTATATTATTTAAGAAATAAAGATTAAATATTAGGCTCTATACGTGTAACAGCGTATATGGCTTTTCTTACGGAGAGTGGTTATACTGCTCTCCTATTTTAGTGTAAAAATAGTGAAATTTTTTGAGGTGATGAAATGGCAAAAAATATATATGCAGATTTTAAAAAGAAGTTAGACAGAATTGAAAATCATATTGCAGAAGAAATTGCTCCACAAGCAAATGAACTTCTAAAAGAATCTGTCAGATATTCATTAATAGATTGGTATAACGACTATACTCCACAGTCGTATGAAAGAACATATAACTTCATGAAAATTCTTGATTCTACAAGAACAAGAGGTAAAGGGAACGTTCTTCTTTTTTCAGTTGATTCAGGCGCAATGGATTCATATGTCGGTTGGTTTGGTCAGAGTTTAAAACCAAGTACAGCTTTCGACTATATGTTTATTGATGGAGAACATGGTCATGGAAAATGGATGATGCATCAATCATTACCTCCATATATGTATGTTGAACGAGATATTGAAAGTGGATTTGGTGGTCGCTTAGACAAAATTATAAATAACAGAATAGAACAAATTTTGAGAAAGTGAGGTAGAAAATGCCAGGTACATATCAGTATGATGTAGAAATCAAATCGAATGTAGCAAAACTACTTTCAGATATGAAACAAGTACAAGACAGATTAGATACTGTTGAAGGCAAAGAATATAAAATCAAATTAAATGTCGATGAAAAGAAATTATCCAGTGTAATTTCTAATCTCGAAAAAATGCTTGATTCTCTTAGTAAAGGAACAGGTGATTTTAAACAGTTTGAGAATTTATCGAAAGAACTATCAAATATTGTATCAGAAGTACAAAGTTTAAGTAAAGCTTTTGGTAAAGTGGATGATTCTGGTGCTAAAACACTACTCTCTTCTATTCAGAATATTGACAAGTCACTTTCTGAACTGAGTCAGAATATTCTCAATGTTAATAAAAACATGAGCAATATGGGTGGCAATACGGGTGGTGCTGTCAAACAGGTGGAGAATATTAGTAATGCATATCAAGATGCTGCTAAAGAAGCTGAGAAGTTGGCTGATGCACAGAGTAAGATTGGACAGAAAACGAATATTTCATCTGCTTCTACAGAATCTGTTACCAATTCCATCAAAGAAGAGAATAATGTATTAGAACAAAATACTCAGAAAATCAAGGAAAATACACAAGCTAAAGAACAGAATGCCAATGTAAACCTCAATAAATATGATAAACGTTTGGACTCTTACAATGGTAAGGTTGATAAATATCAAGCTACTATTGACAGATTTAATGATGGTGGCTGGACAAGTAAAACATATTTGGAAAATGTACAGGCTGTCAAGAATGCTGTTCATGAGTATGAAACTTTGCTCAATGAATTAGAGGGCAAAGATGCTAGTTTGGTGACAAGTGATGATATCAACCGATTAGATAAGTATGAAAAGAAAATCAAAGATACTATAGCCACTGTTACTAATATGTCGGCTGCTGAAAAGGGATATAACTTTGTTTCTGGTCAGAAAGAATTAGACAAGATTCATAAACTTTTAGCTGAGAACAGTAAGATGTCTTCTGAGGCAAAAGCTAAAATCAAAGCTTACTATGCAGAAATTGAAAGTGGTAATCCTAGTATGAGTCTTGACAAGATTCATGGTGAAATCTTAAAGATTTACAATGCCGAAGTCGAAGCTGGTCGTGCTGGCAGAACATTGTTTGACACTTTAAAGAATAGCGGATTTCATCAAATTGCTGCACAGATGGCAGGAATGGTTGGTGTGTATGATGTTATTAATCTGGGTAAAGAAGGTTTTAATGTTGTAAGAGAACTTAATACTGCCCTCACAGAAATGCGAAAAGTATCTAATGAGACTGTTCAAAGCCTGAAAGATTATCAAGCTACCACTTTCGATACGGCAGATGCGGTTGGTACAACTGCAAAACAGATACAAAATTCCACAGCAGATTGGATGCGTCTCGGAGAATCAATGAATCAAGCTGCGGAAAGTGCAAAGGATGCCAATGTTCTTTTAAATGTATCAGAGTTTGAAGGAATAGATGAAGCAACGGAGTCTCTTGTATCAATGAGTCAGGCGTATAAAGATCTTGATAAAATGGATATAATTGATGTTCTAAATAATATTGGCAATAATTATAGTATCTCGACAGATGGTTTAGCCACTGCTCTTAAAGATTCCGCAAGTGCATTAGTAACTGCGAACAACGATCTTAATGAAGCTGTTTCGTTGACTACGGCTGGCAATGCTATAACTCAAGATCCATCTAAGGTAGGGGCAGGTTTAAGGACAATTTCTCTTAGATTGGTTGGTACAGAGGAAGCTAAACAGGAGCTTTCAGATTTAGGCGAAGAAACAGATGGAATGATTACTACTGTTTCTAAACTTAGAGATACAATTATGGATGCAACCAAAGCTGCATCGTCAGATGGAAAAGGTTTTGATATTCTTGATTCTAATGGAAATTATAAAAGTACATATGAAATTATGCAAGGACTCGCAGATTTGTATGACAATATTGTAAAAAAAGATAAAGAATTAGGAACAAATAATCTTAATCTTTTATTGGAGACTATCGCAGGGAAAAATAGAGCCAACATTGCCGCAAGTATTCTTCAGAATGGAGATATGCTTCGTTCGGTGTATGAAGATGCTCAAAATTCAGAGGGATCAGCAGAAAAAGAATTAAACTCTTATCTTGATAGTATTGATGGTAAAATGGCACAGTTGGAGAATCGTGCGCAGGAGTTCTGGTTTAAGGTGATAGACTCCGAAACTATTAAGAATGGTATTGATTTATTATCCACCCTGCTTAAAGGTACTACTGATTTTGTAGATACAGTTGGATTATTACAAACTATTCTTACAGGAATTGGAGCAGCGTTATCTTTTAAAAATGTCGGCATTGATACGTTAGTGGCGTATTAATCAAATCATTGTTATTGTTTTGAACGTACCGACATCATAGGGTTTCTAATGGATACGTTAGTTTGGACTATGATAAGTATGCTATACATACGATAAACGAAGACGCAATATGCGAGGAAGGCTGTAAAACTCATGGTACTACTCTATTATAAGGAAACTAAATAGACATAGTAAAAATTCATGAATTCAGTTGGTTCGCAGGGATAGACCTTTAAAATGGTAAGCCCTCAGAGAGTGACAACCGTTGGTGGTAGTTATATGAAACGATGCTACTATAATATGCATTCCGTACTCATGGCACGACATGTTAAATGATGTGAACTTATCTCATATCTCGTGTAAATCAGTTTGACCTCTCAGTTCCTAGAGGTAGATAAGATGGAACAAAACCAAGAATTCTTGATTTCAATCGAGTAAAATAGAGAATAATAAAATAGCACCACAAGTTGCTGTTCTTGTAGTGCTAAATTGTCTTTGAGATTACCGAAAATCAAAGACTCCCTATATTGTAACATTGGGGGTAGTACATAAAATTGGTCGTATGTACAAATTTATTGTATCAAATATCAATGATTATTTCAACAGTAAAAAGAGAATAAATAAAATGAGGGCTGTCGTGATGACCAGCCCTCTTGGAGAATAAATATAGATGAATATGAATACAATTGGAGAATGGTAATTAACTAGCCTTTTTAAAGATTTTATGTTGTTTAGTCGAAATTCTTGCGATAGCATCTGCTTTATCATCGGACATTTCTGGATGATTAGCAATCTGATCAATGGCATGATCTTGTGATTTAAAATATCTACGCACCGCAAGTAATCCGATGATTGCACACAATAATATAACAATGTACAATCTCTTCTACCCTCCTTTCCTGTAAAATAACTTTTCAGGAATTTGTATTTGCCCAGAATGGGCTGAAATGTTCATCCTAGTGCCACTTACATAGGCACCCCCACATGGTAAGATACCAAGTGTTCGATCCTGATAATGAATCGTAATGTGGTAATACGATTATCTTGCACTTGGTATTATATTACCATATTCTACCAAATTCTTAAATCCAGAACGTAAGTTTGTCGAATAATGCAGAAAGAAAAATATTCAAATTTTGAATAATTCTATTTACAAAATTTTACAATTATGCTATTGTGAAAATATAAAATTTTTTGCATTTTTTGAAGGAGGCAAACTGGATGGAAGATATTAAAACAAGTCCGAAAAGTTTAAGATCGTTGGTTGGTGAAATCAATAAGGGAAAATATAATTTTGACTTACCAATTCAACGTAGAGCTGGTATTTGGAAACCAAAAGAGAAGTCATTGTTTATTGATACTTTGTTAAGAAACTACCCTATCTACCCTGCACTTGTGAATAAACACAGTGACACAAAAGAGATTGATGTAGTTGATTTTAAGCAACGTTTTACTACAATCGCAGCCTTTGCTAATGACGAATTTAAATTGTCAAAGAATTTAAAACCATTAACAATTGATGGGACTGAATACGAAATCGCAGGAAAGAAATTTTCTAAGCTTGACGAAGCTGTTCAGTCAAGATTTAATGACAGAGATATTTCTATTATAACAATGACAGATGCAACCGAAGAAGAAATTGTTGATATTTTTGAAAGAATAAATATGGGACACCAACTTTCAAACGGACAGAAAAGAAGCACTATTGAAAGCAATGAAGTCAGAGAAATTATTTACTCTATTGCTGATCATCCATTCTTTGAAAAAGTTTTATCTCCTGCTCAGTTTAAAAAGAACCTTGACAGAGATATTGTTATTCAATGTTTAATGCTTACAGAAAAGACAGATAAAAACAATTTTACTTCATTTAGAGATGTAGATATGAATAAATTTATTATGTATTATAATGATAAGATTGCAGATCCAAATGAAAAACAATTTGCAGAAAAGAAAATTGAAAATCTGCGCAAAGCATTAGATAAGTTGAATGAAGAACTTCCAGAAGATGTAAAAATAAAAGCAAGTACAATTCCAATGTGTATTTATGGAATGTACCGTATGGTTAGAGATTCTAAATCTACTTCTAAATATATGGAATGGTTAAATGAATTCTTAGCATCATATGACACAAATTTGGATTACCTGCAATACTGTTCTAACGGTACATCAAATTCAGATATGGTAAATGGACGATTGCAGTTCTTTAAAGATGCTATAAAGGAAATTGGATAAAAGATAAAGAGTAGTCGATTGGCTACTCTTCTTTTATATTTATAAACATACGTTCTGATAGTATTCTGTCGATTATTGGTATATAATGGTAATTATAATACTTATGATTGGTGGACACTATTATGGATGTTGAAAAAGAACTTGAGTTAATAAATAAAAAGATTTTATCTATTAAGAATTTTGATATTATTAGTTTTGTATACAACTATAAAAGAATGGTTAATTCAATTTATCACTTTAATAACACAATAGGTAAGAATGCTAAAAATAATACTGAATTATCAAAGATAAAATATAATTTAAAGGGAATGGAACGTCCGTCAGAGGGAGATGTCTGTTACTTTTATATAGAAAATTCATACCCAAAAGAAATATACAATAGTCATTGGTGTTTAATATTAAAAGATTTTGGAAACACTATGTTAATAGTTCCGCTTGTATCTATTAAAAAAGAATCTGCTCCTGTTGATAAAACATGTGAAATGATAATAAGAGTTAAGAATTTTGAAGAAGAAGGATGTAGTAAATTAAAGGTGCATCAAATGTTTTGTGCCGATATTATGAGAATAAATCCTAATAAAAAAGTTTATAAAATACAAACACCATATGATTATGTAAAAAACAAAATAAAAGAATTAACAAATTTATCTTGACAACATATAATACATAATATATAATATGAATTGTAAATCAAGTTGCACAGAAATGTGTATACGAACTGCATATAAGTTTTTAGTAACTAATAAGAGACTAGAGCAATCTAGTCTCTTTCGCATTGTAAACATATATCATAAAAGACCTGCCATCTGACAAGTCTTCTACTCTCTTAATTCGAGGTGATAAATACGAATATTGATTTAACAAAACTTATTCCTCAACCTGACCTACGAAACCTATCTGACGTTTCGGAACTTCTGGAGCAGGTTTTTGGACAACCATTAAAAGAAAATTTAATTGTTGTACATGCTGTATCAGTTCCAACGGTTTGCCAGATGTGTCCTCTCCGTGGAAACAAACCAAATTGTAGCCAATGCAACCGATTTCTTTAACAAAAATGGTAATTGACTGATTAAATTGAACAATAGACATTGCTACATCTTCTGTATCAGGAAGTTTGTTTTGATAATCTCTGATTTCTTCATACAGATAATAAGCAACTTGTTCTGCGCTACTATCAAGCTGCATCTTGGAAGCATTTATTTCTATCTGACGATTAGCTTGGTTTTGCTGCATCTGTCTTTTAACTTCTGGTGATATAAAATCCATACGCATCAACCTTCTTTCGTAATATATTTGATAACCAAATTTTACCATTTTAAACAAAGAATTGATAGTCGGAACATACGTTTACCATTTTGCTCCACAATTTTTACAGTGCATTGTGTTTCTTACATCTGAACTGAACAATCCAAATATTACACCGCCAAATATTTTCTTACTAGTTGAAATCTTTTCTACATTAAGTGAGCCACAGGTAGGGCATTTTGGCATGTTCTTACCACCATTGCGAAAAGCTGTTTTAACATCCGCACCTTGACGTATTGCATCACCGATAGCCATATCTCGTTCATATTCGGCAGATTTTTGTGCTTTGATTCTATCTCTATTGTTAAATAGATATTCGTCAAATTCTGGTGAAGATTTTATACATTCTTCTATGAATTGGTCTTTTTTGCTTTCATTCAAATTATTTTTATAAATTTTTCCATTATATAGTAATAGATATTCTTCAGGAACTTCATATGTTATAGAGTTACAAATGTCACATTTTTTTGAATCTATAATTGTTCTTCCACATTTTTTACAATACATTAACATGATGACACACCTCCAATTTATGAAAATTGTATCACATATAATAAAATTCAACAAGTCCTCAAACAACTTGTAATAAAATAGTATGATATTCAAAACATTTGACAGTGATAAAGATACATTTTCATCGAAATTTGGAATATTTGGGAAATCATTTGAAGATATTGGAAATAGATTTAAAAAAGTTTCTGATGAATTAATTGTAACAAATGATTATACAATATCTAATATTGCAAATGCGTGGAAAAATTCTTCCGTTAAGAAAGACTTAAGTGATAAATTTATTATTACTAAATCTGATATACAAGATAAATTAAAAGATCTTTCTGTTTATGAAAAAAATCCGCAAGGTATTTTAGATAATCTATTGGAACAAAAAGAATTAGTTGATTCTAATCAGTCTAGTTGGCAAAAATACTTTGAAGGATTATCAGAAGGTGAAAAATGGCAAGTAAAATTTGTTCAAGAAAATGACTTAACTAAAGTATCTCTTGATGATGTAAAAAATGCTCAGAATGCAGCAAGGCAGTCTGCTATTGCTTACAATAATGGATTAGAGCAAATGACCATTGGTGCTAAAGCAGCTAATATTGCCTTAGAAGGATTAAAGATGGCGGCAAATATGATTGCTGGTATGCTTATCGCAGAAGGCATTCAATTAGCTGTTACAGCTATTGATAATTATATCCATCGTGTAGAAAAAGCCAATGAAGCAATGAATGAAGCTGTAAGTGAGTATGATTCTGCTAAAACAGCATTAAAAGACACAACTTCTCAATTAGAAGAACAAAATAAAAGTATTGATGAACTTAATAAAAAAGATAAACTCACATACGTTGAACAGGAAGAACTAGATAAATTAAAAGAAGCTACTCGACAGTTAGAACTTCAAAAAAATATTGAAGAAAAAGAGAAGGCTAATTCTGCGCGAGAGGCGGCAGATAAAACAGTAACTGCATTTAATAAACAATATGGGAAAGGTGATATTGATAAAAATGCGGTTGATACTCAACTTGCTCAGTCAAAAGCAACTGGCGTATTTCAGGAAGCTCGAAACAGCGATGATATTGTTGGCAATTTAGCATCTTTTGAATATTATACGGAGCAGATGGAAAAGACACAAAAGAGATATAACAAAGCTTTGAAATCTGGTTCTAAGGATGATATTAAGTATTATGAAGAGAATTTACAAGATTGTATTGATACTGTAGATGAATATACAACATCATTAAATAACAATATCGAAGATCTCACAAAGAAGAAGAACAATCTTCAAGATGCCTATGATAATGCTGTCAAAAAGAAGTCTAATGGAGAATCTTTGTCCTCCGATGAAAAAAATACAATTTCAAAATATCAAGAAATTGCAGACATAATTAAGTTAATCTACTCTTATACTGACAAAGCAGGATGGAATAATTCTCAGATTTCAGAAATTTTCAATACAAACGGAATTGAGAAATCAAAAGAAGATCTTAAACAATTGGCACAAGAAGGTAAGCTTACAGAGGAAGAATTACAAAAATATCCTAACCTTATGAATGCGATTAATAACGCAGAGTTTTTAGGGGAAAAAGATTCTAATCTTAAAGTTTTCTGTGATGATTTGAATGCTGGTGTGGATGCTATTGAAGATACGGGTAATGCTGCTGATTCTGCTGCCCCATCTATCGCTTCTTTTGACGAAGCATGGCTCAATCTCAAAAACACAGACGATTCCGATTTAAAAGGTGCGGCAGATGACCTTCTTGACCTTGCAAATGCAGGACAATTAACAGGAAACGCACTTGAAGGTTTGGCTGGTGGTCAGCAGTTGATGAATGAAACAGGTTTATCAGCAGAGGCACTTGCACAGAAAATAAATGGTCTTGTAAACGCTTCTACGCAGCTCTCTTCTATGTCTACACAGATTTCTAAGATATCTGATATGCTTGCTGACAAGAAAAATGGTACAGTTGCATCCGCTTCTGATTTAGCAGGATTTGATGTTTCAGTCCGTGGTCTTGAATCATGGGATGAGTTTGAAGAGGTAATGGGTAGTTCTGAATCTAGCATGGATCAGTGCCAGAAAGCAGCTAATGCTCTTGCTACTGAATGGGTAAATGATGGCAATTTTCTCGCTAATCTTACCGATGAAAACAAACAGTATTATATCACTCAGCTTGAAGATATGGGCGTTAAAAATGCCGAGCAAATTGTAACAGAGGCTTTGGCAAAAAAGGAAGAAGAACTTAGATTTGAAAAACTTCTTTCTGCCGATGCATCCACAGATTTGCAAAATGCCACAGTTGCTGATATTCTTAAACTTCAAAATCTTGGTGATATTACAGAACAGGAAAAGGCAAAACTTGCAGCTTTCACATTGGAAAAACAGTATTGTAACAAAAACACTATTGTAACTGATGCAGATTGTCAAAATATTTACACTCTTGCTAAAATGGCTGGTGCAGGTACAGAAGCTTTAAATAAACTTGCGGCATTAAAACAAAGATTATCAGACAATCCAATTATGTCTAATGAAATGCGCAATAATATTAACAATGCAATTCAAGACATTGTAAATGGTGTAACAACTTCTGCTGGTGCAAAATTAGATATACCACAAGTAAAAGTAAATTCTTCTGGTTCATCAAGTTATAAATCTCCGTCATCAAAAAAATCAAAATCCAAATCCAAAACAAAATCCGATGCAGCCGAAGTATTTGACTTTATTGAGATCAAACTTAATAATCTCACGGACAAGGCATCTAAGGCTAAAGACAAGATTGACGATCTTCTTACATTTGGTCAAAAGAAAAATCAGACTAAGAAAGCTATCGAAGCTACAACTAAAGCTATTACTGCACAGGAAAAGGCATATAAGAAATACATGGCATATGCCAATAAAGCCGCAAAAACACAGAATAGCAAAAAGACAACTTCATCATCTTCTTCTACAGGTGGAAATGCTGTATATGATACTGCTACAGATTATCTTGGACTGAAATATGTTTGGGGTGGTGCAAGTCTTACAAAAGGTGCGGATTGTTCTGGATTTACACAGCAGATTTACAAGAAGTTTGGTGTAAGTTTACCACATCATGCGGCTGACCAGGCTAAGATGGGGACAAAAATCACATCGAAGAAAAATTTGCAAGCTGGTGACTTAGTATTCTTTGGAAGCAAAAACAACATCACACATGTAGGTATTTATGGTGGAGACGGTAAGTTTATTGAATCCCCTCATACTGGCGCATCTGTAAGAGTTTCCAAGCTTTCATCTCGTAAGGATTTTGTATCTGGTTCACGTTTTAGCAAAATCAACAATGCAACATCTACATCTTCTAGCAGCGGAAAGAATGTAAAAAAGGTCAAAAAAGGTGTATCATCCAAGACACTGGAACATTACAAGAAACTTATCCGTAATGGTACATTGGACGCTGATGGAATCCAGACTATCAAAAATGAAAACCTGAAAAATGCCATGAAAGATTATCAGACTTGGTATGAAAAGGCAAAATCTTGCAAGGAACAGGTTACCAGTCTTACGGATCAGTTAAAGGATTTATATGAGACTTTAGCGAACAACCCGATTGACAGTGCTTCTGATAAGATTGAAAAACTTGGAACAAAGATGGATATTCTGAATGCCAAGGTAGGTAATCTTACATTTAATCCAACAAAGAAAATCGGTACGTCTGATATTGACAATCTGTATAAACAGATTATTAAAAACTACAATAGCCAGTTATCAGCTTCAAAAACTGCTTATACTGGTGCAACAAAGAGTTATAAATCCAATAAGAGTTCTCTTACAAAGTCTCTTAAAAAAACAAAAGCTAAAAACATTGGACTTACTCAAAAGGAATTCAATTCCATCAAGAGTAGCTTAAAGTCAAATAAAGACATTTCATACAATCTTGTTAATAAAATTATAAACGACAGTCTTAGAGAAAAGTGTATAGCACATAATGAATATCTTCTTGCAAAGAATACCGCAGCTGATAATTATAATCAGGCTAAAGAGGATCATACCTCTAATGTGCGTCAAACTAGGAAAGATCGGTTTGATAAGGTACAAGCAAGGTATGACAATAAAGCCGGGTTGATTGAGCAGAAAAAGAACGCTGTTTCTAATTCTCTTAGTATAGCTGAAGCAAAAGGACAGTTAATCGGTGATGCTTATTATACACGTCAGGCAGATGCCGTTAAATCTGATATGCAACTCAAACAGGAAGAAGCTGAAAAACTTGCAAAGAAATTATCTACGATTAAGTTTGGCAGTGATGAATGGTATGAAGCGCAAGAAGCTTTAAATGGTGTCTATGAATCCATTCAACAGGACGAACAGGAACTTGCGGAGTTTCAAAAGTCTATCAATCAGTTGAAGTTTGACCGTTTTGACGAGTTACTTAATAAACTTGGTGATATTACAGACGAGACAGATTTCTTAATTGATATGCTTGATTCTGATAATCTGTTTGACAGTGATACAGGAATGATTAGTCAAGATGGTATTACTGCTATGGGATTGACTGCACAGAATTATGATACATATCTTGCGAAAGCACAGGAATATAAAGATGCTATTGCTGATCTGAATGAGATGTATAAAAATGGAAAAATCGGTCTTGATGATTATAATTCTCAGTTAAGAACTTATCAGCAAGGTCAGCGTGATTCTATTAAGTCTGCAAATGAAGCCAAGAAGTCATTAGTTTCTTATGTAAAGCAAGGACTCGATGCGCAGAACGATGCCCTCTCTGATGCGATTGACAAAAAGAAAAAATTATTAGAAACCGAAAAAGATTAAATTTAATTTAGTCCGTTGTAATACGAAAGTTTACAATGTATTGTTTTGAATTGCTGGAAAACCCTAACGATATTTAACTACAACATAGGGATGAAATATGCCCAAGTGTGAATGTTTAAAAATTAAATATATGATGAGTTTAAACACCTAGTTCTTAGGTGTTTTTATTATGCTCAAAAATGGGAAATCAGCAGCCAAGCCTCGAATAGAGGAAGGTTCAACGACCATCGGTTGAAATACTGTTAGGGAGAAGTCTCCCGAAGTGGAACACACCTAAGTCTAATAGATATGGTGAATGATATGGTCTGCACTTTAATGAAAGTTAAAGAAAATTTACTTATAAAAAGTAAAATCTGTAGGGCTTAACGAGCCTTTATAAATAAAAAATTGTTCAAAAGGAGAATAAAAGAAAGGAGGTAATATATGAGTAGAAAGAAAACACATGAAGAATATGTTAAAGAATTAGCAGAAAAGAATCCCAATGTAGAAGTTATTGGAATTTATTGCGGAAATAGAATTAAAATTCCGCATCGTTGTAAAAAATGTGGAAATGTTTGGGATGCATCTCCTACAAATATTTTAAGAGGAAAAAGTTGTCCTATTTGCTTTGGAACGCCAAAAAAGACACACGAACAATATATAAAAGAATTATATGAAATTAACCCAAATATAGAAGTTCTTGAAGAATATAATGGCTCACAAACAAAAATTTTACATCGTTGTATAATCCACGATTATAAATGGCTTGTAACTCCAAATAATTTATTAAAAGGTAGAGGGTGTCCGTTGTGTGGAAAAAATATTGTTAGAGAAAAATTATCTCGTTCTCACAATGATTATATAAATAAATTAAAGGATAGAAATATAGAAGTGATTGGCGAATATACTGGATCTCAAATATCTATTTTGCATCGCTGTCTAATTGATGGATTTGAATGGGAAGCACAACCTAATAATATATTACAAGGAACTGGATGCCCGCAATGTGCACAGAATTTAAGAAACGAAAAAAGAACTAAAACTCACGAAGATTATGTGGCAGAATTATCAATAAAAAATCCAACAATAGAAGTTATTGATAAATACTGTGGAGCTGATAAAAAAATTACTCATCATTGTTTAGTACATGATGTTTATTGGAAAATTAAACCTTCAGGTGCGCTACAAGGAAACGGATGCGAACTTTGCAGAAAAGAAAAATTTAGAAATAATGTAATGAAGACAACTCAAGAATATAAATTAGAGTTGTCATCCATAAGCACTAATATAATTCCAGAAGAAGAATATATTGGTGCGAATACAAGCATAAAACATAAATGTTTAATACATAATACTTCTTTTTATGCTACTCCGTCAAATATTTTATTAGGGAAAACTGGATGCATTGCGTGTATCAATGAAAAACGTAGAATGTCAATGGCAATGTCAAACGAAGAATATAAAAACAAAGTACGACAAGTGAATCCACACATTGATGTTATTGATGATTATATTAACATTAAAGCTAAAATTCTTCATAGATGCAATTTACATAAAATTGATTGGTATGCTACTCCAGAAAAAATACTACAAGGATATGGTTGTCCAAATTGTAGCGAAAAAAGTCATGGAGAAAAAAGGATTTCAACATGGTTGGAAAATAATAATATTCCATATGAGAGTGAAAAGACGTTTAGTGATTGTCGTGATAAAATATGTCTTCCATTCGATTTCTATATTCAAAAATATAATAAAATTATAGAATATGATGGAATACAACATTTTAAGCCTATAGAATATTTCGGTGGAGAAAAAGCATTTAAAACACAACAGAAACATGACAAGATAAAAGATGACTTTTGCAAAGAAAATGGTATATCTCTTCTTCGCATACCATATTACAAATACAATAATATAGAAGAAGAATTGAACAATTTTATATTTATTTAATACAGTAACATAATGGCTAAAGGAATGGCAAGATAAACTTGCCGATTCTAATAAAAATATTGCAAAATTAGAAAAGCAATTGGCTGCCCTAGAAGGGGATACTTCAGAATCTGGACGTAAAAAGATACAGCAAATCAAATCCGATCTTCAAGACGCACAGAAAGATAGATCGGACATGTTGTATGATCGTTCCGTATCTGATCAAGAAAAAGCCCTCGATGATATGCTCACCAAGAGTAAAGAGTCTGCCGAAAGTTATCTAAAAGATACCAATAAGGTATTCTCCGATGCTCTCACATATGTTAATGCAAATTCTTCACAGGTTGCATCTAATATTGAGAAAATTGCAAAGGATACTGGTTACGATGTATCTACGTACATTGTGAATGCTTGGAAGGACGGTGGATCTGCTGTAGGTGATTATGCAAGTACATTATCATCTAATGTTCCAAACATTACCGCACAGCTTAGTTTGATTGCGTCTTCATGGCAATCTATTTGTGATGCTGCCGATAGAGCTGCTGAAGCAAGTGCCAGATATGCAGAGACAAATGTTACGGGAACACAAAGCGTTGGATCATCAAATGATTCAGGAACTTCAAGCGGAAACGGTTCTGGTTTTTCTGGTAATAATAATGTCGATAAACAAAAAGAGTTGAATAAACTCAAAAAGAAAGCAAGTGATATTACGGAATGGATATCTAAGCATTCAGTATCGGCAACACACAAGAAATCGTATTACGGTGCTCTTAATCAGTATCTTTATGATAAGCAACATAGACAAGTTTTGAGTAAGGATAATGAAGTTGCTCTTGCAAAGAAACTTGGTGTATCTGTAAAAAGTGATTTGTCTGGTAAGAATGACAGAGAGAAAATTACTTCAGCTCTCAAGAAACTTATAAAAGACGCTTCGTTCTCGACTGGCGGTGTAGCCACAAATCTTGTTAAAATTTCAGGTGAAGATGGTATCAGTTTTATACAACGTGGCGAAGCTGTGCTTTCTAAGGAACAGACGCAAGCATTGTTGAATTTTAAGCCTGTTATTCCACAGATCAACTCTATTGTTGACAATCTGAAGAATATTCCTGTTGAGAAAGCTTCATCTCACTCTCTTACTTATCAAATCGACAACAGAACTATTGTTGAAGGTGTCGCTACAGACCAGATTGTTAAGCAGATGGAAGGTGTTGCTCAGAAACAGGCTGAAAATGTTGTAAGAAAGATTAACCAAGCTACCTATACTAAAGGTGTAAGAAGATAGTTTATGGAGAGGATGTAATAGTCCTCTCCTATTTTAATGGAGGAAAACGTATGTCAGAAGTGACTAATGAAAGAAAAGTAAGTATTCTCGAAAAACTGCTTCTTGAACGTGATGAACAGATTCGGAAGTTGCAGGAAGAGAACACTGAATTAGAGAAAGAAATTGAAAGTTTTGGAAGTGATATTCAGGAATTACAGGATATTATTTCTGAGACACAAAAGTTAAATAGAGAGTTTTCTGGCACAAACAGAGAAATGAAAAAACTAAAAAAGAAATATGAAAAAGAAATGAAGAAAATGATGTAAAAAGAAAGGAGGCTACCATGACAATTCAAACTCGTGGTTTTACTTTTGATAATAAAACTTCTGATGAGTATGGACTGATGGTATGTGAATTTGACGGCAACGAACCATCTGAAACAACAGGTGGCAATATTGAATTTACACTAACCTCCTCTCCTATTCAAAATAGATGGTATAAAAATGGAAATGCAAATTATTCAGAAGCAATTAAGTTTGAATTCCAAGTTATGAAACAGAATTTTGAGCCAATTGATTCATATGAGTATTCTGCAATTGCTCGATGGTTACAGAGAAAAGACGATTATAAGGAATTCACAGTTACACGATTAGATTATGATACAGTTCATTTTAACGCACAATTAAATGCATCTCCTATTTCTGTCGCAGGCGATATTATGGGAATTGCAATCACAGGAATAACTGATGCCCCATTTGGATTTGGACAGTTAATAACATTAAAAGCAACAACAGAAAATGGTGTTGGTATATTAAAATTTGCAGATATGAGTGATGAAATTGGTTATATCTATCCAGATATTGAAATAGACATTTCTACAGCTTGCAATCTCAAAGTTACAAATGAAACATCGAGCGAATTCTTTAAATTGGATAATTGTGTAGACAATGAAGTAATCAAAATTGATGGAACAATCCTAGAAATCACTTCTACTGCTATATCCCATAAAATCTATAATGATACCAATTACAAATTGCCACGTATTGTAAACGACTTAAATAAAAGAACAAATGTATTCAAAATTGAAGGTAATTGCACTCTCACGATGAAATATAGACCTATACGAAAGGTGGTGATCTGATGGCAGTTCAATCATTTAATTTACCAGTTGATTTTTTGAATAATCTTGAAAAACCAATTATTTACATTGCTAAAAAGGATAAAACTTTTCTTGGTGCAGTAAGTATCTACGATGATTTATCTCTTACTTTTAATCTAAATGCTTATCAGACTGCTTCTTTTAAAATCTATAGAGACATCAATGGCAAGAAATATGAACATTATGACGATTTTCAAGAAGACCGTTTAATTATGATTCAAGGTATTAGTTGGTATAAAATTCATGTGGAGACTAATATTGAGAATACAGGGATCTCAAAAAGTATTACAGCAAATTCATTAGAGTGTACATTGTGTAACAAGCGACTCATTGATTTTGAATGTAATACGGGCGAGATTTTGTATGACGATTATGTAAAGACCATCTTCTACGATCCTACAAACCCTAAAGGAAGTTTATTACATCGTGTATTGAATGTTGCTCTAAGTTGGTCGGTTGGTCATGTAGATGCTTCTCTTGCTAATAAACAGAGAAGTTTTGACGAGGACGATGTAGATGTATATTCATTCTTGACTGGTGATGTATCGGAAGCATTTAATTGCTTGTTTATTTTTGATACATTCAATATGACCGTAAGTGCATATGACTTAGACAATTATGGTGATGATACTAATATATACGTTTCTATGGATAATCTTGCACAATCTATGACAGAAACAATTGATGAAAATAGTATTATCACATGCTACCGTGTAAATGGCGGTGATGGAATTTATATCAATGAAGTCAATCCAAATAGCACAAATAAGATTTATAATTTTGAGTATTATCTACCAGAAATGGAAGAATCTATTCAGAATAAGGTGAAAGCATATAATGAAAAATATCAGTCTTTGAAACCACAGTATGAAGAAATTATGAAACGTCTTGGCGATCAGATTGGCGTAATCCAGGATCTCGAAACACGATTACCTGATAGTTTAGATTCTAAAGATTGGACGAAATATGGATTGGATTTTCTGGATTCAAAGGTTAAATCGTTCAAGAATATAGATGAAATTTATTGTGCACAAGGCATGAATAAACCAGATTCTTTTAACTATAATCTGTATCAGCAAAATCTTGAGGATTTGAACAATGTTACTGCCGAATACAATAAAAGAAAGTCTGAGGTTGATTCTGTTACAGATGTATATAATTCTATTATCGCAGAGAGAAATGCCGTTCAATCTCAGTTAGATATGAATAAATGGTTTACTAAGGATGAATGGAAAACACTTGATTCTTATGTTGTAGAGGAAACATACAGTAATGACAATTATATTACTACAGATAATACAACAGACACAGAAAGATTTGATATTGAGCGACAGTTATTTGATGTTGCATGGAAAGATTTATCTAAGAAATGTAGACCACAATATCAATACTCTTCTACTCTTTCTAATGTTCTTACTATTCCACAATTCAAAGGATTCTTGAAATATTTTCAACTTGGCAACTTCATAAGAATGGCTACCGATTATGATACTGTAATTAAATTGAGGTTAATTAGTTTTACAGTTGATTACAACGACACAAGTAAAATTGAAGTGACATTCTCTGATGCTATTCGAGTACATGATATTTATGAAGATGCATCTAGCATTCAAGCACAAGCTAATTCTGCTGCTATGAGTTTCCAATTTAATAAGGATCAGTATGACAAATCTGTAAATCAAAGTAACTTTGTCGAAGAAATGAGAAAATATGGCTTGGATGTTGCAACAGTTCAGATTCAAAATGCAAAAAATCAGAGCCAAGTTTGGGATGAAACAGGTATGACATTCAGACAGTGGAATGAACAGAAGAATGATTTCGATCCTGAGCAGATTAAGATTATCAACAATCAAATTGTATTCTCAGATGATGGTTTCCAGAGTGCAAAAATGGCTATCGGTAAGATACCGATAGATAAAAATGGAAACACTGTCTATGCTGTAAATGCCGAAGCGATTTTAGGAAAATTATTTTTGGGAGAATATCTTACACTACAAAATAATTCAGGAACTTATAAATTTGATGATGATGGATTTATTGCTAAAAGCGGCAACAATTCTATTAAAATTCAGCCGAATAAAAATGAAGAATTGTTTTCTATTAGCAAAGGAAATGATAAACAGTTTTATGTTGATTCAGACGGGAATGTTCACTTCAAAGGTGATATAACTGGTTCTTCTGGTATCTTTAGCGGACAACTAAAAGGTGGTTCTATTGACATTGGTAATGGAATATTTACTGTAGATAAGAATGGAAATATGTATGCCAAAAGTGGTACGTTTAGTGGATTGGTTAGCGGTGGCTCAATCAATATCAATAATAAGTTTATCGTAGATACATACGGTAACATGACTGCCAACAGCGGCACATTTAGAGGTAATTTAGATGGGGTTGGTGGAACTTTTACTGGTGAATTAAAAGGAAATACAATAACTGGCGCAAATATTTCTGGTGGAACTATTAATGTTGGTAATGGTAATTTAGTAGTTAATAGTGATGGATCTGCAAAATTAGGAACTATTAGTGTAGCCAAAGACGGTTTAGTTTCAGTCGATAATTTGTATATATCGGACACTTTGAAATATATGGGTGAGGGTGCGATAGAAGAAGCAAAAAATATTCTTTTTAGGGATGGGAGAGGTAATATAACCTTTGATATTCCACTTATAACTAATTCAAATGATAATGGGAATGTTCATTTTGATAGAACACCATTTGTAGACAACCCAACAAAGGATGATCGAAGTTATCTTGCTAAAGAGTCGTGGTGCAATAGAATTTTTGCAAAAAAAACAGATTTATCTGGATACACAACAAATTCTCATCTTGAGGACAGATTAGATGATATAAAATCATGGGTAAGAAATAATTATGCAACAAAATCATGGTGTAACAGTACATTTAAAAAGAAGTAAAGAAAGGGCTTAGTATGGAACAAGAACAAAATAACACACAAGAACAGGAAGTTGTTTCTTATTCAAAAGATAAGATTCAGCTTCTTTTTAATATACTGAACTCTATGAGTTTTACAGGGATTCAGCAAGCACAGGGAATTGCACAGATTAGTGTAATTCTGAACAATCCAATTGTAAAGGACAAAACAAAAAATGTAACAAAGGAGTCACAAGAATAATGAGGTAATCAAATGTCATGCGAAGTATTTAATAATTCAGACTTTGGTATGATTGAAGGATCACAACAGACAATTACGCTAGATTTATATACAATTCTTGGAGAAGAATTTAAAAATGTAGCAATAGAATCTGTTGAATGGCGAATGAGTAGCTACGGAGAAACAGAATGTTTGGCATCTAAAACTTCAACAGATAGTCCAGATGAAGTCAAATGTGAGGAAAATGTAATTACTATTACTCTTCTACCATCAGACACTATGAACTTATTTGGGAAATTCACACATCAAATCATAATTCGAGATATTCACAGTTCTATCTTTGTTGCTGATCTCGGCAAAATTTCAATCAAACCTTTAATCAAATAATTAAAAATAAGGAGGAAAGCTATTATGGCAATGACCACATATTTAAAAAATAAAACACTTGATAATCAGTTCAGAGGAGAAAGTTATACTCCACCAAGCATTATTTACGTTGCGTTGAGTAAATCAGCTCCTGCAAGTAATGGATCAAATTGTACTGAACCAGACGCAGCAAGTTATAAACGATTAGCCATTTCTTCTAATTCCGTAAATTGGAGTGCAGCTAATGGTGGAAGTATTTCAAATTCTAGTACACTTCGTTTTGCTGAAGCAGAAGAATCATGGACAACACAAGCCGCACCAATTACTCACTGGGCTATGTTCGATCAAGAAACTGGTGGCAATATGCTTTTTTATGGACAGCTTACTAAAACACAGGAAGTTCCAAGAGGTGCAATTTTAGAGTTTCCTGAGAATGGATTGACCACCACTATTCTTGATAATTAAAAAAGATGTGAGGCAATAATATGAGAAGTAATTACCATAGCATCAAGGCTATTATAAATAATTCACATGGTTATTCTGAGATGATACATGGAATTACTGCTTATACTCAAGGATTATTTAGGGCGAATGTTATTAAAATCAAAAATACAGTTGTAACAAAGTTAAGACTCGGATTAAAAACAAAACCCAATGTTATAAAAATCTCAACAAAAACTGTTGATACATCTCTTAAAATTTATCCTAAGATAACAGAAAACAATATCATTGTAAAGAATAACTTCTTAAACAAACTGATGGTAAAATTACATCCATCAGAATCAAATCTAAAAATCGTAAACACTTTCTGGATCTATATTGCCAAAATTTCCGAGATAATTAATGAAGTAAAAATTAAAAACGATGTAAAACATAATGTTGCTATTCCTGAGAAAGTGAAAGATAATTCTATCATTTTCGATGGAGTGGCTAACACTTCTGTTAGCAGTGTACTCCGTATCGCAAATAATGATATTTCAATTGAGAATCCACCTGTAAATTCAGCAGCTTGGTATTTTTTAAAGTTAGGAAATTTATCTGGTACTTTAGGCGAAATCCCAAATGAATCAATAGAAACTTTGGGAAGAAAGAAAGCAATTTAATGAAAGGAGAATTAAATGTCTGAAATATTACAGAATACTGGTGTAACATTGTGGTCTATTAGAGATGACTATGATGAGTTACAGACAAGTGTGTTTGAAGCCTTAACTGGTACTGGTGGAAAAAGTAATATTCGACTGATTGATGAAGCCATTGGAAATATTAATAGCAAGTTAAATGGATATTACTTTGAATACTCAGATGATAGATTGTATATTTGTAAGAAAAGCAAAAATGAGAATATAAAAAGATACCCTGTTACTCTTAATGACAATAATGGACATATTGCATCCAAAGTAGATGGAAGCACAATTACTATTGACGAGAATGGTATTGTCAGAGGATTGCCTGTTGATGATGCTCTCTCTTCTATCTCAACAAATCCGATTCAGAATAAAGTCGTAAAGGCAAAAGTTGATGAAATTGAGAAAAATGTGTCAAAGAATACAGAGAACATTAAAAAGAATGACACAAATATCTCAAACAATACCCAAAAAATCACTTCACTTGAAACAGCGGTTTCTTCGGAAAAAACACGAGCAGAAATTGTGGAAAATCAACTAAAAACAGACCTTGAAAATGGAAAAAAGGTTTGGGATGACAAATATACCAAATCTGAGGTAGATAACAAGTTTTCTACTTTCGAAACCAATATCGAATGGAAAGATGCTGTTAGTACTTTTGATGACATTGCAACTACATATCCTGCTCCAAATGACGGATGGACGGTTAATGTAAAAGACACTGATTATACATATCGTTATAATGGTACTAAATGGGTTGCAATTTCTGCTAACGCCATTCCAAAGGCTACAAATGAAGTCGATGGACTTATGACAAAGGAATACGCAAAGAAGTTAGATGGACTGACAAAATATACACCTGACGGTACTACTATCACTGCTGACGAAGACGGAACTCTTCATGGTGCAGACACAATTCAAGTTGACGGAATCACAATCACAAGAGACGATGCTACAAAAGTAATTGCCCTAGCTAAAACATTGCAAGATAAAATAGCCTTGGTTGATAATAAGATTGATAAAGCTAATGTTGCAAATAATCTTACTACAACCGAGGCTAATTTTGTATTGGACGCAAGACAGGGTAAGGCTTTACAGGATCAGATAACTTCTTTAAACGGCAGTCTAAATAGTAAGAAAATACCATCATTTGGCATCGAAAACATATTTACTGGAAACCCGTTTTGTATAGTCAACAATGGTTCCGATGTAATAAGTGTACAAACCAATTGGGATATAGACAATGGCGGCTATAGGGTCGAAAACATAAAGTATCATGCAGGAACGGCTACTAATCTTACGGTCTCATTATCGTTACCTGCTAATAGCATTGTTATTGTTGATGTAAATACACTTAATGGAGAGAATATTGATATACAAGGATCACTCATTAGAAGTAACTTTACAAGTAGCCCAAAAAATTGGAATTTATCAATTAAATTCACTGGGCGTACAAACCAAACACTTACAGATATTAGATACATGCCGTTAGTTATCCACTTAGGTTAAAGAAAGGAAGGTAATAAACAGAGAATAAACGAAAATGGAACGGACAAATGTTGTAATATGATGTAATAATAATTTAGGGACAAGTAGATGAATTTCTACCTGTCCCTATTTTTTACGATTTTGCAAAAGTTCTTTGCGGCAAAACTGTTATATTATTTTGTCTCCATTTGATTTTTCAAGAATCTCCATTTTGTCTCCATTGATATATAAAACTATATCAATTTATACGAAAATATATCAACTTATCTTGGTTTTCACGATTTTTAAAATTATTGTCAAACCCTTTAAATACCGCTATTTTCCAATGATTTCATCGGTATTGATGAATTCATACGGTGTCTGCTGGTAAACGTAATAATTCAGCCAGTTTGCATAAAGGATATTTCCATGTGACCGCCACTGCAGCATCGGCCGCTGCGTTGGATCATCATCCGGATAATAATTACA